CTCCGCTGGCGCGGTGCCACGCCTGCGTTCGAGGAGTGGACGCAACGAATGGAAGCGCCCCGTCTGCTCCAACGCTGCGAGAAAGCTGCGAAAGAATAGCAGGGGACAAGAGAGCTCGTTGTTGGCACTGCCTGCTGACGTTGCACTGCGCGATAACGTCTCCGTCCCCTTTGTAGTCAAGCAGCTGCACTCGCACTCGTCGTCCCGCCATTCGATGAGCAACCGCAGTATGGGAGGTCGACACCCGGATCGAGCTTGAACAATGAACCTGACTGAGTCGTTTCGAATGAGCAGCTTCTGCGCACATGGTCCGGCGAGATTCGGCTTGTCCACACCAGTGGGGAGGAGAACACTCCGTGGGATGAAGATAGAGGATGGCCTTCAGCACGGCATGCTCGAGAGCGTGCGGCGCCGTCGCTTGCGCGCATATTGCACGACAGGTGACATAGCGCGCCTCTCAACGTGGACATGAATCGAACCATACTAGCCGCATTGCTCCTTCTCACGGCCGGCGGAGTTGCACCTGGCCAGGCTCCCACGACGCCTCTTGTTCCGCCTCCGAGAGGCAACCCGGCACTCGAGCCGACGCCGATTCAGAGCTACAGAGATGTGCTGGCATTTGTGCCCGCCGACCTGCGGCGGATCAAGGCCACGGAATGGACCGAGGCTCAACGAGAGATGGTCAATGCCGTGTTGAAGGAAGCCTTGGTCGAGCCGGGCACTCCCGGCAAACTCCGTCTCAAAGTCGGGGAAATCGCTCCGTGGAGCGGCCCGGGATTCATGACTCTTTTTTCCGAGGTCAAGAATCAGGAGGGATACCACATCCGAGTCTTCGGAAGGTTCTCAGAGGATGAAGTGCCGAAGCTCGCGGCCCTGAAGAAGGGGAACAGCGTCGTTCTCGAGGGCGTGCTCTCTACGGTCGAATACCTGGATGTATGGGGACAGTTCACGCTCTCGATCTGCCTAAACGACTGCACATTTACCAAATGAGGACCAAGCACGGAGGTGACCACGCGCCGTAACAGAAAGGGAACGGAGTCCAAGGCTCCATTTTCTCTGTGGGAGTTCCTTCAGAGTAGCGAGCCTGCTCTACCACTCGGGTAAATTCGTCGAATCGCATTTCGTAGACCGTCACGTCCGCAGTTAGGAACTAGACTAGCCGGAGTGTGCCGGAGCGGTAAAATTGTTATATTCTGAGAGGCAGGGAAGATTGGGCAGGGAGTTCCAGTGGAAAGGTCAGATGGTGCAGAGAGGCCGATGGTTTGGAGGTCGTGGGGCGATCATCTGGGAGTGTTTCTGCGCCGCCAGCGAAAGAGCGTTGCTGACCCGCCTCGGATTTTATCTCCCAAAGCTCGCACCCGGTTCGCCAAGCGGGGATGGCGCACGCCCAGCCAAACCGTAGTGCCCGCGAGTGCAGCTTGGGCGGGATTATTACGTGACAGGTGAGCCGGGCCATGCGTCAGTCCGCGATGGCTTGCGGACCCAGACCGGATTTCGAACGTTTTACACAGTCGTCGAGGGTTTACCTCCTCCTTGGCGCGCTTGCGATCTGTTGGCCGAGCGCGCCGTGCGCGATGGGACAGGAGGAAGTCTGGAACAGCGCCGTGGGCGGCAACTGGTCTTTAGGAAGCAATTGGCTGGACGGCACCGCTCCAGCCGCTGCAGGTGGCTCTTCGTTGGCTCTTCGCTTCGCCACCGCCGGGGGGCGAGCACCATCTCCACCCACGACCTGAACAACGGCTTCCAGGTCAATCGACTGACTTTCAGTCAAACTTCTGGTACCGTGCTGACGCTCGCCTCATCGGGTGGACGCAACATCGTGCTGAGTGGAGGCGGCACGATGATCACGCAGGAGCATGCTGGGACCGCTTCGATCACCGCGCCGCTACTTCTGAACCCATCGGACAATTTGGTCACGGCGACTGCGTCGAGCGCCGGCGGCATTCTTTCACTCGATGCGGCCCTGAGTGGTGCGAGCCCCCTGCGTGTGGGCGGTGGTGGTCTTGGCACGGTGCGCCTGAACGCGGCGAACTCCCATGCTGGATCCACCACGCTCACGAGCGGGACGCTGGAATTTGCCAACGATGCAGCCTTCGGCTCGGGGAATGTGTCGATCGGTGCTGGCACGTTGCGGCTCCTTGGCCCGTGGACCTCGTCGCGGGGCATTCAAGTCTCCGGCAGCGCCGGAAACCCGAACAACATCGATCTGAGCCGAAAGGTGGACACCAACGGCTTCGACGCGACGTGGAATGGGACTCTCACGGGCGTGGCGGCCCTCACCAAGAGCGGCGCGGGCACACTTGCATTGACGACAACGGTGCCATTTTCCGGAAACCTGACCGTCGATGGCGGAACCATGCTGCTTCGTGGCGGTGCTGCGATCCAAAGCGATCGAATATCGGTGAACAGCGGAGCGGAACTCGAGTTGGATGAGACCGGGAGCACCGGACCGCGGCTCAAGTCGAGCCTGGCGCTAACTCTAACCGGAGGAGGATTGCGAGTGATCGGTGACTCGACAACCGCCACGAACGTGAATATCGGCTCCCTAGCGGTCAGTTCGAGCGGTCTCAGCAGCAATATCGGGCTGGTCGCGCAGGGGACCGGATCGCTGACGCTGCAAGCAGGGACGTTCATTCGCTCAACGGCAGAAATGCTGGTGCGCGCCGATGCGCTCGGCGGTGCGAGCGGAACCTCGTTCACGCGCCTTGCGGTTTGGAACTGCTCCTTCCGCCGTCGCAGGCATCGTTCCAGGCGTGTATACCGCCCCGACACTCGGCGGTGGGGAAAGCCTTACGACTTACAATGGGAGCAGTGACGCCGCAGGGGTGATCGGTCTGGAATCCCTGGCTTCCACATATGTACCGACGACGGTCCTGCAGAATCCCGCAACGCCTTCGACCGCACACGCGTTGATTCAGCCCGGCGCGACGACCGTCGGCAGCAGCAACACGATCCGGAGCCTCACTTTCGAAAGCGGCGGAACCTTGTCTCAGGCCGCTTCCCAAACACTCGCGGTGACCAGCGGGCAGGTCCTCGTCCGCTCCGGCAGCGGCCCGGCGACACTTTCTGGCGGCACTCTCGCGTTCGGAGCCCAAAGCGGAACCGTGGCCCTTTTCGGTGATCTTGTGCTCACTGCCGCAGTGACGGGAAGTGCGGGCTGGACGAAGGTGGGGCCGGGTGTGCTGACGCTCGGCACTCAGCCGACGGGCGCCGCGGCCCTTACTATCGGCACGGGAGCGGTCCGCGCATTCTCCGCGACGGCGCTCGACAGGCAGATGCTTGCTTTCGCAGGGACGGACGCCGTCTTCGACCTTGCCGGCAGCGATACGACCGTGGGCGGGTTCAACGGCACGGGCTCGGTGAACCTTGGCGGTGCCACGCTGACGCTGGGGACCTCCGGAGAATTTTTCAATTTCTCCGGCACATTCGCTGGGCCTGGTCAGGTGCGAATCGAGGATGGAGGCGAGCGCACCCAACTGCGCATCCTCAACCTCGCGAGCAAACCTGGTGGCGCGACGGTTACGCTCGCCTCCGGGCGATTTGAGTATCGGGACGCGAACACCACCAACCCGACCGCGCTCACGTTGGCTGGCGGTGCGCTGGAGATTGCAAACCTCACGACGTTTCGCGTCCCATTGGTTCTCACGGGGAACGCGCGCATTCGTGGAGGCAGCTATTTCGCGATTGATTCACCGGCCACGATCACCGGTCCAGGCGCGCTACATATCGATGCCACTACGGAACTCTCGCTGCGGATCGCCGCGAATCATACCGGAGAAACGATCGTCTCCGGGAACGGTGGTACCCGGCTCCGCCTGGAGGGAATAAACGGGTCACTGACCGCACCTTCGCCCGTCCGAATCCGTTCCGGAGAACTCTACGTAGATTACGGAAACAGCAACGCCGAGCGTCTGAACGACGCCGCACCAATCCACCTTCGCAACGGGATACTTTCCGCCACCGGCCCGCAAGACCTTACAGTAATAGAGAGGACCGGCGCCCTTCACGCGGGACCGCGCAGCGTGCTGAGCTTGTCCCGACCCTCCTCCTTCTTTTCCTCCTCCACCACATCCGTCCTCGATTTGCGGCCCGAGCAGATTATCCGCGAGGATCATGCTGCATTGAGAATCTCCGCCGATTACCTCGGCGATGTCGCCGCGCCACAGCGGATCGAGATTCACCCTTCCATCGCCCCGGCGATGATCGGCGGCGGTGCGGCAAGCGGCACTTCGCGAAGCATCATCCCCTGGATCGTCGCCAGACACTTCGCTCTCCGGCGTCAGCGCGACTTTCATGACGCACGACCCTATCAAGGGCCTGCAGCCTCTAATTCCCTCCACCGAGTTTGCGCAGAGCCTCGCGGCGGTCACTTCTCCCACGGAACAATCTCCGCCTCTCCGGCCACCGAGACGCTGGCGGCGCCGCTAACCGTCAACTCGCTCCTCCTGAGCGACCACGTTTCCTTTGCCACGCTGAATGGTACCGCGCCGCTCACCATTACCAGCGGCGCCGTGCTCACCGACTCGATTGTCGCTACAGTCAATGCGCCGCTGAACTTCGGAAGTCAGGAGCGATCTTCCACGCCGGGACGGCTTCATCACAGTCAACGGGCAAATCACCGGCCGCGGCGGACTCACCAAAGTGGGCTCCAACGGGATCGCCCTCAGCGGCACGAATGTCCTCGACGGCACCATTCGTATCCTCGAGGGCTACGTCAATTATTCGAAAATCGAGCGTTGGGAGCCGACACCGTGCCCGTGCATTTCAATGGGGGGGCGCTCAACTACACCGGCAGCCCGGCGGCAACTTTCGCTCATCCGATTTCTCTCGGCCCCGACGGTGGGTCCATTGGGGTGACCCACGGTGCGGGCACTCTTTCGGTCATAGGGGCAGATTAGTGGAAGCGGCCCGATCAAGTTCACCGGCAGCGGCAGTGACATCTTCCTTTCGGGAATAATAATTACGCCGGCGATACGATCGTCGGCGGAGCCACGCTAAAGTTCACCTCTGATGCGGCGCTTGGGGAGGGGGCGGTGCGCTTTACGGCCGGCCAGCTTCAGCCCACCTTTGCCTGGACGACGAACCGGACGATCTACCCCTCGGGCAATGCTCAAGTCTCCACAGGAGATTTCGACGTTGTTTGGAATGGCCCCGTGCTCGGTTCGGGGCGGTTGATAAAGTACGGCTCAGGCGTGCTTACGATCCGCGATGCCGACGAATATTCCGGCAACGCCCTTGTTCAGGAAGGGCTGCTGGTGATCGAGGGCTCGTTCGCCGGCGGCGCTTTTACCAATTCTGCGGGCAGTATCGCCGGCAATGGGACGTGGGACGGTGACATTTCCGGCTCTGGAACGGTGGCGCCGGGCCCCGGGGTCGCGACCCTCACCGCTCGAAACGTGACGCTGACGACGTTGGCGCTCGAAATTCTTTCTCCCACTGAATACGACCGACTCGTCGTGCGTGGCGCTTTCGAGATCGCCGGCACCGCCCATCTCCAGCTCACCCTCGGCTACGACCCTCTCGATGAGGTGCATTCGTTCCTCCTCGTCGATAACGACGGCACAGATGCGATTATCGGCGCCGAGCCACGTCATTTCCGCTTTCAGGGAAACGAACTGAGCGAAGGCGAAACCTTCTTTGTGGGCTCGCAGGCGATGCGAATCAGCTACTTCGGCGGCGACGGCAACGACCTGGTGATATTTGCTGTCCCTGAGCCGACATCCCTCACGCTCGCGATTGCCGTTCTGCCGCTCCTGGCTGCTCGTCGCCGGCACAGGATGCGGCAGGCGCCTTGATCGCCCATCTGCACTGAACGCCGCTTCAGCAAGCGCATCATCGGCCGACGCTACGGCCATCATCGCTGTCTCGAAAGCCGTGCGCCGCGCCCGCGTCGGGCGTTGCAGGATAAAACCGCCTCATGGGTTCGTTCATCTTCCGCGGACCGAGCGAAGTCGGCGAAACTGAGTTTCCGATCTTCCGAAAGCTTTCACGCGACGAACATCGCCACGGCGACCTCAGCGATTCGCGTCGGCATTGCCAGAGCGCGCCGCATTAGCTGTAGTGAGGAGTTGAACGGGGACTGATAGGCTTAAAAAGCCTTAGCAGGCATCACCTACACTGAAAACCGGGAGAGGCCGGGCAGATGAGGCGAATGATATGCCAGACGGGCTGAGGAGCGCGAATGACAGAAGATTGATAGGGAAAGAGAAAGAATTTCCCGCGCGGTGCAATCATGATGCAGCCGCATTGCATAGAGCTCACAAAGAGCCAGAACTCACCGGCCGGAACGCTTTGCGATCACCGTTGAAACCCTCGCGATAACCAACCGCGAAACCGCGCTGCCAACTTCCGCGCGCCTCTTCATCAACACCCGACTCCTTCGCCTGGATCGCGGCAACCTTCTCGAGAGCCCTGCCGGCCATCAGCCCATTCCCGGCCGCCGCCATATCGCTGCCCATGTCGAAGCCCAGGCTGCGGCCTGATTCGAACGCCTGCAACTCCGCCTCGGTGATCTTTGGCTCGGGGGTCGCCGCAGGGGCGGAGCTTTGCTCGGACGACGGCGAGCTTTCGAGCTGCGCGGCCGGTTTTTTTTCGCAGCCGAGCAGCAGCGCTGCCGCCAGGCAAATCAAGAGGGGTGTTTTCATGTCGATCAGGAACTGCGGCGCGTCTTCTGCACGCCCTGCACGGGGTAAATCCAGGCGATCTCGTCGCGGTTGAGCTCGAACGGCGGGTGCGCGCCGCTGTTGTAGCTCGAGAGGATCACGATCTTCCCGCCCTCTTTCGAGTGGTAGATCTTGCACATCACATCGCCGTCCACGGTGCGGCAGATGACCTCATCGCCATTCCGCGGCTGCCAGCTCGGGCACACGATCACCTTGTCGCCTTCATTGATCTCCGGCGTCATCGAATTTCCGCGCACCGTCAGGGCAAAGGCTTTGCGGTCCGGCACATCGAAGACCGGAATCGCCTCGTGACTATAGACCTCGTCGTCGTAGCTGCTCATCGCCCCCGCCTGCGCCCATGAGATCAGCGGGACCATGCGCACGTCCATCCCTTTCGGCACCGCGATCTGCGGCTTCGCGCCCATCGTGCCGTAAGTGCCGCTATCGGTGGTGATCCGCGGGGTGTCGGACCCGCCCAGCAGCGCTTCCTTCTCCAGCTCCGGCAGCTCGCGCTCGATCGCCTCGGCCATCGACTCGCTGATCCGCGCCCCGCCGTCGACCACCGCCTGCACGGGGCCGATCTCGTAGCCGATCCGCTTTGCTAACTCGGCAGCCGTCATCTGGTGAGCAGCGAGCGTTTCTTTGAGCAAACCGCGCGGGCCGCTCACTGCCGGTTGCTCACTCAAAGTGAGACCGCGATCGCGTTCAAACTGCTCCCACGCCTCCCGAAATCCGGGGCCGGGATCCTTCGTCTCGCTCTCCACCATCCAGATGTAATTCCGGCTGTAGCCGAGCGCCGCCGCCACATCCTTCTGAGACATCTTCAGATGCTTTCGCCCCGTTCTCACTCGCTGCCCCAAATTTGCTAAATTGCTCACTTTTCTTTTTGACGCTGCTCACTCTCGGCCTTACAAGTGAGCAATCGCAATGCTCACCTGCTAACATGCTAACCCGATCGCCACAAGACAAATTCCGCGTCGCCGCAAAGAAGGCGCTCGTCGAGCACGGTCTCACGGTCACCGCCCTGGCGGAGCAACTCGGTTTCGCCCGCAACACCGTGAGCATGGCGATCAATCATCCCGTGCTGCCCACCGTGCGCCGCAAGATCGCCGACTCGCTGCGGCTGAAAGGAGCCGCATGACCGAGCAGGAAGTCATCGCCTTCTATCGGGCCAAGGTGGTCGAGACCGCGCTCGATCTGCCGCTGCGGGAATCCGCCGCCTTCCTGCGCGGCGCGCTCACCGTCGCCGGGAATCATGAGGCGATGGGCGAGATCCGCTCCGCCTACATGCGGCTGAACTCCGCGGCCGAGCAGCTCGAGCTGATCGAGCAGCCCCGCACCTCTCCGGCAAAATGATCCCGCGCGACACGAGAACGCCCGATCAGCTCGGCTTCGATTTCCTCATGACGATCCCGGAGCGTCAGCTTCTTGTGCATCCGAAGAAGGTTGCGGAGGTGCTCCACTACGAGCGCTCCTACGTTTACGACCTGATCGCTGACGGCACGCTGGAGGCCCATCGGGGACTTGGCGGGGAAAGGAAGCATCTTCGGGTGACTCGCCGCAGCGTCCTCGCCTACTTCGCCCGCACCGCAGAGTACCTCCCCGACGACTTCATCGAGGTCATCGTCAAGCTCGCCCGCACGCTCACACCCGCTCAGCGCAAGGTGCTGATCGAGCGGCTCCTCTCCGGCTCTTCCCGGTAACTTTATGCCCAAAAAATCCAAATCCCTGGACCTCTCCACCTTCGTCTCTGTCTACAGCCGCGACGAAAGCGGCCCCACCATCCTCAGCGCGATGGCTGGACATGCCGTCATCGTCGCCATCGAAAGCAAGCGCGCCCATGCGTTCGCCGCCCTCCGCGCCGGACTGATCGGGCAGGTGGCAAAAGAGGTAGTGCCCCATGGCGGCTTCGAAGCATGGCGTGAGCAGATCGGCAAAAGTGTCACTGTGACACTTTTGAGCGCCGATCCCGAGGCGCTGAAGACGCGGCTCTGCCGCTACATGCGCGTGGCGGCGACCTTCATAGCAGTGACCCCGCAGAAGCCAGCCGGATCCGACTGGCTGCAGACGGGCTCGATCGGATCGCCTATCGATAGCCTCCGCGACGCCGCCGACGCCTGGATCGCGGGGCGCTCACTCACGACGATCTACCGCGACTGCGGGATCCTGCGGGAAAAGGACGCGCACCAGCAGCACACCGATTCCACGGCCACGCCCGAGGAGCTGCTGCGCCAGGAGCAGATGGAGCTCTTCGAGCTGTGGGATCGCTTCCGCTCGCGGCTCATCCTCGAGGGGCAGGAGACGGCCACCTGGGTGCGGCTGCCGAACGAAAAGCGCCTCGAGATCATCGACGCCACCGTGCCGCTCGTCGAGGCCATCGCCACGCAGACCACCTGGAACCGCCGCGAGGCCGAGGCCATCCGGCAGCGGCTCATCGGCATCACCGCGGCTCTTACTGAGCAGCTGAAGGGAGGCCAGGTTTGAAAACCTTCCCTCTCGCTCACGTCCTGAGCATCACCACAGGCCGGCTCTGCTGCGACATGGGCGGCGTGTATGAGATTCTGAACCACGTCACCGGAGACAATCTTTTCACGCACGTTCTGCCGCGGGCTTGCCGCTTCGCCGCTCCGCTGATCCTAGATCAGCATCCCCAGCTGGCGGCCGCAGGCACGGCTGAAGAGCTAGCAAAACTCGATGCGGCCATCAAAGCGGCCGAAACACCGATGGACGGCGTGCGAGCGTGGCTCGCAACGCTGCCACTTCCCGCAGACTACGAGATCGCCTGCCACGCTGATGCATGGCTCTCACTCGACCCGATGGCCGAGCTCGTCGGCATGGTCGGCAAGGAAAAGGTGATCGCAGTCTCTGCCGAGGAAACGCCCGCATGATCGCCCTCGCCGACACCGCTGCCATCGTGCCCGCCGGGGCTGCCCTCAGCCTGCGGATGGATAAAGACCGCCTCGCGCTGGCCAAGGCCACGCACAAGGAGCGGGACCGCGCCGAGCTGAAGGAGCAGATCTTCCGCAGCATCTGGCGCGAGGTCGAGCGCACCCGCAATACCCGCATCGTCATGCAGCGCTGCACCGAGCATGCAGACCGCTTGCAAGCGCGCGGATTCAGCGCCAGCCGGCTCTACAACGACTATTACAAATGGCTGCGCGGCGGGCGCCGCATCTCCGCCCTGCTCCCCGCCACCGTCGCCGAGCGCGGCATGCCCGAGGAGGCCGTGCAGTTCATTCACGGCTGGATGCAGCGGAACAAGCGCAGCAGCAAGCAAGGCTGGGCCGATTTCCTCGAGCGGCACTGGCGGCAGGGCGGCGAGGTGCCCGGCTACGGCACCTGGCGCCACTGGTTTGCCGGCCGCTGGCCCGATCGCCCCGTGCCGCGCAGCTGCCCGCCCGATCTCCCCACCGGCTGGACCTACGAGAACCTCATCCGCAAGCTCGACAAAGTCGAGACCGCCGCCGCCCGGCGCGGCATCGCCGCGGCGCTCAGCGAGCTCCCCAGCATCCCCGGCACCCGCGCCGATATGCGCCCGCTGGAGTGGATCACGCTCGACGACGTGAAGCTCGATTTCCGCGTGCACGTCGAGGATCTCGGCAAGCCCGTCGACGTGATCGCGCTGCCGGTCTTCGACATCGGCTGCGCGCTCGGGCTCGGCTTCGGCGTCCGGCCCGCGCTCATGCAGGAGAGCGGGGCCAAGGATCACATCAAGCGCCGCGACGTGAAGGCCGTCATCGTGCACCTGCTGCAGGCGTGGGGCTGGCCGGAATACGGCATGCACATCATCTACGAGCTCGGCACCGCCACGTTCGACAGCGCCTTCATCGCGGCCATCGCCGAGGCCACCGGCGGGCTGGTGCAGTTTCACCCCGCCTCGCTGCTGCGCGGCACGGCCTGGGCAGGCGGCTTTGCCGATCGCGCCGTCGGCAATAGCCGGGCGAAGAGCTGGCTCGAGAGCTGGTTCAATCCGCTGCACAATCGCCTCGCGGCGATCGAGGGGCAGACGGGCCGCCGCTACGATGTCTCGCCGCAGGATGATCATGGCCGCCGGCAGGAGCTCGCCGCGCTCGTCAAGGCCGGCCGGCATCTGCCCTCGCACCTGAAAGCCGAGCTGCGCCTCCCATATCGCGGGCTCGATGAAGTGCGCCCGCTGCTCGCCGAGGCGATCCACGCGCTGAACCTGCGCGACGATCACGCCCTGCAGGATTTCGAGGAGCTCATCGAGTGGCGCTTCCGCGAGGGCGACGAATGGCGCCCGCTGCATGAGCTGCTCGAGTATCCCGAGGCCGTGCGCGATCGCGTGCTCACCCGGCCCCGGCTGGAGCGCCCGCTCGAGCGCATGGAGCGGCTCATGAGCGCCGAGCGCGAGGCCGGCACGCGCTTCTTCCGGCTGCATGATGATAGCGTGCCCCGGCTGCTCGAGGATCAGCGCTGGATCTCGCTGGAGAAGGGGCAGGTGAGCTTCGAGCTGCAGAAAAAAGTCTGCCTATACTCGCCCTACACCGCGGCGAATCAGCCGACGCTCGAGGCGATGGAAGCCGGGCGCGAGTATCTCGCCTACTACGACGCGAGCGGCGGCCAGATCCCACCCGAGCGCCTCTATGTGACGACCGGCGATGGCCGGTGGGTCGGGACGCTGCAGCACACCCGCGGCATCTCGCGGCGCGACCTCACCGGCGCGAGCGACGCCATTGCCACCAAGAAGCGGATGCTGAATGCCGCGCTCGCCCGGCTCAACCGCAACGCGCCCCAGGTGGCCGAGGAGAACGAAGCGCGCATCGAGCAAAACCTCGAAGTCTTCGCCCGTGCCGGCGCGCTGAATGTCGCCCCGGTGAATCCGCTCGTCACCGATGCGGAGGCACCCGAGGGGCACCGCGCCATCGCCGATCAGCAGCGCACCGCCACCCGCCGCCAGCAGGAGCATCGCGAGGATGCCCGCACCATCAGCGCCGCCGATCGCGCCGCCGCGCTCAGCCGGCCGGCTGCCGCAGACGACGACTCATTTTCACCCGAGGAGATCAGCACGCTTTTCGCCTCGGACCCGCAGCAAACCGCAGAAGAAGGAGACCCCACCGCATGGTAACGACATCATCACCACCCGAAACGAAAAAGACCGGCGCACAGCCTCTTACGCTGGCGCCGGTCGAGAGCAAGACACTCAGCGCCGAAGCGAGCAGTGCCCATAGCCGCATCAATATACCGCTCAACCTCGAAAATTGGAAAGGACTTCCCGAGGAGACCTCTGGCGAGCTGCTCTGGTTTCACCAGCACGTGCTCGACGCGAAGCTCGGCTGGAAGGAATGCGAGAGCGCGCTGAACTACGATAAATCGACCGTCTTCCGCGTGCTCAAAGGCACCTACGAAGGCAACTGGCAGAAGATTGTCGAGGCGATCCGCAGCTACCGCAAACTGCAGGAGCAGCGCGGGAGCATCCAGCAAAACGAGTTCACGCCGAATAGCATCTCGGCGCTCATCTGGGCCGGGCTCGACTACGCCATGGCGAACAATTCGATCACGCTGATCGAGGGCGAGAGCCGCAGCGGCAAGACCATCGCGGCCACCGCCTGGCAGCAGGCAAACAATCACGGCCGCTCGGTCCTCATCACCGCCCCGCCGATCGGCGGCACCAAGGCGCTTGTGCGCCGCGTCGCGACCGCCGTGGGGGTGAATAAATCCCAGGACATGGCCAGCATGGTCGAGGCGATCTACCGGGCCTTCAATCCCAACCGGATCCTCATCGTCGACGAGGCGCACCGCTGCCTGCCGAGCGATGCCCGCACGGCGAATCCCGCCACGCTCGAGTTCCTGCGCGACGTGCACGACATGACCAAGTGCGCGCTGGCGCTCATCTCCACGAAGCGGCTCCCGCTCCGGCTCGAGAAGGGCGCTTACCAGTACGAGCAGCTGCTCGGCCGCATCGGCATGCCGATCCGGGTGAAGACGCGCATCACGCAAAAGGACATCCGCCCGATCGTGCAGCAGTTCCTCGACGATGCCGGCGCGGATCTCATGAGCCAGCTGGAGGAGATCGCAAATCAACCCGGCCGCCTGGGATCATGACCGAGACGCTAAAAGTGGCGAGCCGCATGGCCACGAAGGCCAGCCAGGCGTTGGACGAGAACCACGTGCGCAAAGCAATCGCCCTGCGCAAGCAGATGAGCGGGGATGGAAAGGCGGTGCTCTCATGATTGCCTGGGTCTACGAACTCGAGGGATTCGGGCTGGCGGCCCTCACGCTGCTGTTGATCCTCGGCCTCTCGTGGCTGCTGGGGAGAGGAGACGATCGATGAACGCGCTCGAAGCCCAGGGCCAGGCGGCGCAGCGCGTCTACGATCTGCGCAAGTTGTGCGACCGCTTCTGCACCGTCGTCGCGGAGATCCACGTCGCCGATGGGATCCTCTGCGGGATCATCCCGCACCTCACTCCGGCCGCGCAGGATGAGATCACCAGCCAGATCGAACAGCTGCAGGAGAAGATGGCCGCGGCCTTTCACGGCACCCCCGACCCCGTCGAGGAGGTGCCCCGTGGATAAGATCACCGCTTCCGGGCTCCCGCTGCGGCAGGCCGCGCAGAGCCTGCACCGCGAGCTGAATCTCGCGCTCCCCTCGGCGATCCGCGATTCCGCGCAGCTCGCGGCCACGGTGCGGCAGGTCCGCGAGGCCATGGTCGCCTGTGAGTTCTGGCTCACCATCGCCCAGCGGCACGAGCGGCACGCCGTCCAGACCGAGGGCGCTGCATCCGTCATGCAACGCTTCAGCACCACCCCCGCAACTTCCGTTTCCAACCCCTAAAAAACCATGAGCAAATCGACATCCAAAAAGAAGAAAGAGAAGCCCTTCGCGGTCATCCTCATTGCCTCCGAAGACGGCCTCGTCGCCGCCCTCAACCGCTACGTGCTCGCCAAGCTCGAGCTCGCCCGCAAGCAGGCCAGGCACGATGAAAAAGTCGCGGCGCTCGCCGCCGAGTTCGACAAGGAAGTGCTCCCGCTCCGCGAGGAGATCCTCAGCCTCGAGGGGAGCGTGCAGCTCTATTGCACGGCGCATAAAGACGAGCTCTTCACCACCCCGAAGAGCCGCGAATACAGCAACGCCGTGGTCGGCTTCGAGCTGAACCCGCCGAAGGTCGAGCGGATCATCGCGGGCGACACCTTCGATGCGATCGCCGCGCGGCTGGAATCGGCCACCTGGGGCGATCCATACATCGACTACAAAGGGCCGATCCTCGCGAAGGATGCGCTGCTGCGCGACCGCGCCGAGCTCACCCCGGAGCAGCTGCAGGAGGTCGGGATCCGCTTCGAGCAGAGCGAGCGTTTCTTCATCACCATCAAGGCGCCGAGCGCCGAGGGCATCGCCACCACGGAACCGGCGCCCGCGCCTGCGAAGGAGGCCGCGTGAGGGCGCTGCATCTGTGCGGTGGCACGTCCACCATCAGCGACGCGCCGCTGGCGATCGGGCGCATGCTCGAGCACGCCCGCCGGCGCGAAGCGCGGCGGCTGCGGCAGCGGCGCTTCTGGCGGATGCTCCGCCGCTGGATCGCCCTGCCGCGCCCGTGGCATCGCCGCGAGCACATCGCCCGCATCAGCCCCACCGAGATCATTCACTCGAATCTAGCGCAATGAGACACTCCATCCGTCCCGACATCCTCACCGTCACCGGGCACTACTTCAATTTTCTCGAGCCGGAGAACTCGGTCTTCGGCATCGAAGATGTGGCGCACGCGCTCTCGAATATCTGCCGCTTTGCGGGGCACTGCCGCGAGTTCTACTCCGTCGCGCAACATTGCGTCGAAGCGAGCTACCTTGTGCCGCCGGAAGATGCCTTTGCGGCGCTCCTGCACGATGCGCCCGAGGCATTCATCGGCGACGTGGCGCGGCCCCTGAAGCAGCTGTTGCCCGATTATCGGGCGATCGAGAAGCGCGTCGAAGCGGCGGTCTTCGCCCGCTTCGGCCTGCCTCCCGAGCTGCCGCCGAGCGTAAAGCAGGCCGACCTGATCCTGCTCGCAACCGAGCAGCGCGACATGATGCCCGCGCATGATGATGAGTGGTCGCTCATCGCCGGCGTGCAGCCGCTGGCAAAGACCATCTTCCGGCAATCGCCGCAGCTGGCGCGAAGGATCTTCCTCGAGCGCTACGAGTTCCTGAAAGCCCGGCGCACGCAATGAAGGGCTCAAAGATCGAGTGGACGGATCACACCTTCAATCCGTGGATCGGGTGCACGAAAGTCTCGCCCGGCTGTGCCCATTGCTACGCCGAGGAGCTGATGGATCATCGCTATCACAAGGCGCAGTGGGGCAAAGGCCAGCCGCGCGTGCGTACGAGCGCGAGCAATTGGAAAGAGCCGCTGAAGTGGAACCGCCTTCCATGGATCTGCGACGGGTGCGGAGGGTCCGACGTGACCGAGGGTGAGCGATGCCTGCAATGCAATGCGACGACCAGGCACCGCGCTCGCGTCTTCTGCGCGAGTCTCGCGGACTGGCTTGATGATGAAGTGCCGATCGAGTGGCTAGCGGATCTACTGGCACGCATTCACGCCACGCCGCATCTCGTTTGGTTGCTGCTGACTAAGCGCCCGCAGAACTGGAAAGATCGAATCGATCGATCGCTCATTTATATCTGGCAGGAAGAGGATGAGACGGGCACGCCGTTCAGCGATTGGCTGCAATCGTGGTTTCTCGGGACAGCCCCAGCTAACGTCTGGATCGGCACAACGGTGGAGGGTCAGACGCGTGCAGATGAACGCCTGCCTAAGCTTTTCGAGATTCCGGCGAAGGTGCGGTTTCTCAGTTGTGAGCCGCTGCTTGGTCCGGTGGAGATTCCGCTGCAGCTCAAAGCAGAATTTGGCCGGGCCGACTTTGACTCGTTCGGACGGCTCGTGATGGTCGAGAAACTAGAGGAAAAGATCCATTGGGTGATCTGCGGTGGCGAGAGCGGCGCGAATGCTCGACCGATGCACCCGGACTGGGCACGCAGCCTGCGCGATCAATGCTCAGCGGCTGGCGTGCCGTTTTTCTTTAAGCAGTGGGGCGAGTGGATCTACCAATTCGATGCGCCAGAAGGAAGGAGCTTCGATGGCACGCGGATCACTCCAGCAGGCGCCCAAATCTCCTGTTTCGGTGAGGCACCAAAGGGCTCCGCAGAGATGGCCCGCGTCGGCAAGAAGCGCGCCGGCCGCCTCCTCGATGGCGTCGAGCACAACGGCTTTCCAACGCGCGCATGAACTCGCGGTGCCTCTACTGCAGCGCGCCGATGGAACCGGCGAGCGATGCCAACCCGGATAAAGGCATCCCGCCCGCGTGGCATTGGCTGGAGTGCTCGCGCCTGGAGTGCCGCAGCAGTTCGCCGAAATCCCGCACCGCCGCAGAGGCGCAGCACCGCGCAGCGAACCCGCCGGGCCCGCTGCCCTCCTCCGTTCCTGCCTTCCTGCCTTCTTAATTCATCAAATGAAGCTCGAGCCGCCGCCGCATCTCAAAGCCCTCCTCGATGCCTACATCGAGGTGGCCGGGCTGCCGATCACGCTCAGCTACGAGCGGGCGCGGGTGCTCACCGAGCTCCACGATCGCGGCTTCACGCCCGAGGATGTGCGCCTCGTGCTCGGCAAGTTGAAGCGGCTCATCGCCAGCGGCACGAAGGGCTACACCGATGCCTCGCTCGATTTCCGCAATGCCATCGGCGACGTGGACAAATTCGAAGAGCGGGCGATCAAGATCCGCCAGGAGCGACTGCGCCGGCGCGGCGCGGTGAAGCAGCCCGATGTGCCGCAGACGCGCGCGCTGCCCGATGGGAGCCGCACCACGGTGCTCGCGCCTGCACCGCCCGCGCGCGATCCGGCCGAGATCGCCGCGGAGGTGCGGCGGCAGGCCGAAGAGTTCCGGCGTAAAATGGGGAGGAGCAGCTAAATGGCGATCACCACCAATGAGGCGATCGATCACCTGCGCGGGCTCGGCTACTCGATCACCGCGCCGCCCGATGGGCTGCCGCCCTACGAGAGGCCGGTGCAGCTGCAGGCCCGGCTCGGCGTGCCGCTCCGGCGCTTTCATGCGCGGCTGCATCATCCCGCCTGCCCGGCCTTCCCGCGGCTCTGCAGCGACGCCACCGGGCGGCTGCTGAAGCTGCGCTGCACGCCCGAGCTGCACGCCTGGCTCACCCGCCCGGCTCAACCACGAAAGGCTCTCGCATGAATCACGAAGGGCGGAGCCGAGCGGAGCGAGACAGCCGGGAGCCCGAAGGATCGCGCCGGGAGGGCGCGAGCAACGCAGGAACGGAAGTGTTTTGGACGCCCGCGCTCGAGGCCGAGCTCACCGAGATCTTCCGCCAGCTGCGCTACCACACGCCGGCAGTCGGCGATTGCTCCACCCCGGAGCTGCTGAGCATCGCGGCCAGCCGTGAGGGGCAGCGCCAGCAGGCTTTCCTGAAAGCCGTGCGCCAGGCGATCGAGCGGACCCGGCCCGCGGCCATCGATCTCGATTGCGCCGCCGCGGTGGCCCGGCTGGAGGCTCGCACCCCATGAGCCCTGCGCAGACCAAGCTCTACTTTCGCGAATGGAACGGCGTGCGGATGATGCTGCGGCGCCAGGGCGTCGAGGCAAAGGAGTGCGATGCGCGCCGGCATGAGCTGCATCAGCAGGCGCTCGGCTATCAGCGTTCGAGCAAGGATTTCACGAATGACGAGCTCGATCGCGTGCTCGCGGAGTTTCGCGCGCTCACGCGGCCAGCCGATCTCGAGGCGCAGCTCGGGGCGCAGGCGCAGCCCGCCCGGCGCGGGATGTGGAAGGTGCGCCAGCTCTGTGCGGAGCTCGGGCGCGGCGTCGAGTACGCCAGCGGCATCGCGCGGCGGATGAATCAGGAAGGCCGGCTCGGCAGCGCCGATCTGGAGCAGCTCGCGGCGGGCGATCTGCGCAAGGTGATCATCGCGCTCGAGCAGCAACGGCGGAGGATGAATCAGGAAAGCAAGAAAGCAGGAAAAGAAGAGGATTCGGACACTGCTGCCCATTCCGTTTCCTCTGTTCCTGCTTTCCTCATTCACCAGTCCGAAGATCCCTTCTGATGCCGATCGCCTACACCAGCCGCATCGGTTACCGGGCGATCCAGGAGGATCTGCGCGGGCTGCAGCGCGAGGTGTGGGAAGCGATCCGCACCTGGCCGCACCCGCACATCGGCCCCTCGATCGAGGATCTCGCGCGGAAGCTGGGGCGCAAGGAGTCGAGCATCTGCGGGCGCATCGCCGAGCTGCGCGCCGCCGGCACGATCGAGGATGCGCCGCTGAAGATGGGCGGCTGCGGCGTCGAGGTGAAAACCTACCGCGCAATCGTCTGGCAGGAGCCGTGCAATCGCGTTGCACAGCTCACGCTGCTCTGACCCAAGGCAGACGCAAAACGCGTCCGCACATGCCGCACATCGGGGCGGTGCATGGCGGCTCTGCACCGGCTGCGGCAGGCTTGGAGATTGAATGAAGCCAGCCATCCACGACATCACGATCCGGCGTGGTGCCACCTTTGGGCCGAAGCGCTTTGCCTTCAAGGATGATGCAGGCAATCCGGTCGATCTCATCGGCTGGAAAGTGTGGGCGCACGCGCGCAAGAGACCGCTCGGCCCGCTGCTCTTCGATCTCGCTCCGCAGATCACCGATGCGCCTGCGGGCGTCGTCACCATCTACCGCACCGATGAGCAGACCTCTGCCTACCCGCGGCTCGAGGAGGGCGCGTGGGATCTCCTCCTCGAGAATCCCGACGGCGAGCGGATCGGCCCCTTGGTGGCCGGCTTCGTGAACGTGCAGATCCCGAGCACCCAGCCGCCTTATGCCGCATCCTGAGCAGAGCATCGCTTCCGTTGAGATCACCGACATCGGCCCGCAAGGCTCGCCGGGAAAGACCTCTTACCAGCTCTACCTCGAGAGCACGACGGATCAACCGCCGCTCACTCTCGAAGAGTGGCTCGATGCGGATAACCCAGCCGCGGCAAGCGCTGCCGCCGCCATCCTAGCCCGGCAAGGCGCCGAAGCCGCCGCAAGCGCAGCAGCAACCAGCGCGAGCGGGGCGGCCGGCAGCGCCACGGCCGCCCTCAATAGCCAGGCCGCCGCCGCAGCGAACGCCACGGCCGCGAGCGGCTCAGCGACCGCCGCCGCAGCCAGCCAGGCCGCCGCCGCCACGAGCGCAACTTCCGCGACCGGCTCCGCAACAGCAGCAGCAACCAGCCAGACGGCCGCCGCAGCGAGCGCAACTTCGGCGAGCGGCTCCGCAACCGCCGCACTGAACAGCCAGAACGCCGCGAACACGAGCGCCACCGCCGCAGGCGCAAGCGCAACCGCGGCGCTCAACAGCCAGAACGCTGCCAACACCAGCGCGAACGCTGCAGGCGCGAGCGCCAACGCTGCCGCAACCAGCCAGAACGCAGCCGCTACCAGTGCGACCGCAGCGAGCGGCTCAGCTGCAGACGCGCAGCTCGCACGCAACGACGCAATGGCCGCAGTCGGAAACGTCCTCGTCCTGATCTCATCCGACGCGCAGAGCTTCACCTTTTCCACCGGGGCAAACGTCACGGTAACCCCCGTCAACAGCCCATTCCCCGGCTTCACCCTCACCTTTCCGTAACTCCGACTCGATATGCCTACAGTAACCGGCCTCACACCAGACGCTATCCCGCCCATTACCGCCGCTCTGACCGCGGCCGTAGCAGTCCACAAGGACGCCGCAGCGGCGAGCCAGGCCGCCGCCGCAGCAAGCCAGAGCGCAGCCGCCGCGAGCGCAGCCACGGCGCAAAATGCCATCATCGGCTTGTATATCCCCGGTGGCATCGCGGGCAATGCCGTGCCAGCGACCGCGACCGCAGCCGGTCGTTACTACCGCATCACCAGCGCAGGGACTTCGCAGGGCATCACTTGGGCGCTCGGCGATCTAGCGGTCTACAACGGCACCAGCGGGAGCTGGACGCAGATTGCCGGCAATACGGTGCAGCCCGAGGACATCCAGCGTCTAGACGCAATCAAGGCTACCCGCGACTACGTGCAGAGCGATGGTGCAACGACCAACCGGCGTATGGAAGGGGTCTGGGGCGCTCGGGCCAACGTGGCGGGCAGTCCGATGACATTCGCGGCGATTGTGTACGTGCCGACGAGCAACCCGGCCGTCGACATCTACATGTTTCACGTGGCGGCACTCAACGGCGATCCTGGGCCGTCGAGTGCCAGCCCCACTCTATACTGTCGCATCCGGACTGCGGGCGCCTGTCAGGTGGTGATTCGCGGGGCCGCGTCCACCGATTTCCGCTCGTTATCTCACGCCACCTTTCGTGCGACTTACGCTGGGCGCTGGGTCCGCGTCGTGGTCTCAATCCCCGGCGATTCCGCCGTGTCGCCCACCATCTGGGTCAATGGCGTGGATGTGAGCGCAGGATTCACCGCCAGCACCGGCGGGATGCCTCCGAACTGGATGCCCGCCGATCTCGCCACGACTTACTTTGTCGCGGGCCTCAATTGGGTTGCTGGCGTGATGCCGAACGTCATTCCGATCAACCGCGCATGGGCGCAGGCCGATGTGGATTGGTGGCAGACCACAGGAAGGCTGCCCGCGAGTGATTTTGAGGGCGGCAACGCAATCCCGATCGTCAGCCCGACGCTCAACAACGGCGGATTCGAGACAGCTGGCACTGGCGGCGTGGATGTGTTTGCGACGTGGGTTGAGTTTTCGCAGGGGACGAGCGCGGTGGTTCGCGATACGACGCAAAGCGTCAGCGGCACCGCAAGCTGTCGCCTGGACATAGACGCGAGCAGTTCTATCGCCCAGGTCTCTCTTTCGGCGTCCCTCATTGTCACCGGGCGTCGTTACCGGGTGAGCTTCTGGGCTCGCTCCGACGTTGCAGGCACGATCGTCGTCAGTGATGTAGGAGGTGGCGTCACGATCGCCACGCTCACCACATCATGGGCCTTTTACTCTGTCGATTTCGTGCCCACATCAACATCGCCGGTGGCGATGTTTAAGCGTGGCGGCGGTCAAACATCGCGCAGCATCTGGATCGACGATGTCACGATCACTCAGCTAGGTGCTCTCTCCATCCCAACCCCACAGGGCAACATGACCCTCCTGGACGGGACCGCGAACGCAAATCAGATGCTCCTTGTCGGTGGCGTGCCGCAGACGAACGAGAAATGGTGGAGCGCGAGCGGCCGCACGCACATCAGCGCGAGCGGGAATCAGCAACTGCTCGGCGGATCGATCGTTTCCACGCCCGAGCGGCATCGCATCGACTCGGTGACCGTCCGCAACAACGGCACGAGCGCTGCCACAGTCTCAATCGGCAACGTCTCCGGCGGCGCGCAATACGTCTCCGCGCTTAGCATTCCCGCCGGGACCACCGTAGACGTGCCGCTACTCACGCGCACGATGGCGACCGCAAACGTGTGGATCAGCTCCAACGTCATCGGCGAACTCGCCATCACCGTCGAGGGACACCGCATCGCGTTCTAACTCCGCGCAATCTATGGACCCTTACCTTGTATCGATCGGCATCGTCGAAGAGCACAGCGGCGGCCATTACATCGTCCGAACTCGCGACGGGCGCGTCGTCGGCCTCCCCGCTCGCGGAGAGCCCAGCCCCGAGGCTTTCGAGAGCGACCTAGTCGACCCGCCGAGTCCGCAGTCACAGGTGCCCGCAGCACTCACCCCGCGCCAGCTCCGGCTTTGGCTCCTTTCGGTCGGCATCCCGCTCGCTGCAATCGACGCGCAACTCACCGATGATGCCGCCCGCATCGAGTGGGAATACTCGCTGGAGATCCGCCGCGAGCACCCGCTCGTCGCGCATCTCGCCGCCGCGCTCGGCCTGAGTGATGCGCAGGTCGATGATGCGTTCCGCACAGCCGCAATGCTCTGACGCCTTTTCCCGTCCGCACATGCCGCAGATCGGGGCGGTGCATGGCAGCTGCACGACGCTTGCCGCAGGCTGGGCGTTATGCCTTCCAAGAGCCTTTTTGCCAGCAAGACCCTGCTCGGGGCGCTGCTTCTTTTCATCGTCACGGCCGCCCGCTGGTGGGGCATCGAGCTCGCGGCGGATGATCCCCATCTCGTCGCCGCGCTCACCCAGCTGCTGAGCGTCCTCGACGGGATCTTTACTCTCGTCGGCCTCTTCCTCGTCGTCTGGGGCCGCATCACCGCCACGAAGCGGATCGAGCTGCCGACTGCGGCGGCGCGCTTGCTCCTGCTGCTCCTGCTCCTGCTGGTGCTCGCGGGCTGCGCTGGCGGCGGCGCGACGGTGAGCTGGAGCGACGGAAAAAACCGCCGTCAGCGCAAATTACCTCTTCCCGCTCCCGAGCCGCAGCGGCCTCGCCAAGTAATCGGCCATGCTGATCGCTGCATTATTCCTCCTCGGCGTCTGCCTCTTCGCGGCGTTCCTGCTCTGGCCGTTCATCGTGGCCGCCTGCGATGCGCGCAAAGAGCAGCTAAACCGGCGCTATCGCTGCGGGGATTCCGCGTGCCACGGCCATGAGTAGCAAAACAATCCTCCCACCGGCGCGCCCACAGCAGACGCGCGAAGAGACCGCCCGCATCATCGCCGAGAGCGGCCTGCAGGGGAATGTCTTCCTCCTTGGCCGGCGCGGCTACTACCTCCGCAGCATGGGCGATCCGGCGAAGAACGATCGCGGGATCTACGACGACGCCATCATCCTTTACGCGACGGGCACGGCTCATGTGACCTTCAATGCGAACACCGATCCCAGCGCGCACCGGCCAGGCATCGCCAGCCTCATTCCCGGCGCCTGGAGCTACAAGCTCGGGATCCATGGGCTCAGCAAGCCAAAGGCGCAGCAGTACACCGCGCTCGTGCAGGCGGCGCCCGTCACCGTGGCGCGCGACTCGGCCACGCGCGGCGGCAAGCCGGTCCTGGACACCGGCTACTTCGGCATCAACATCCATCGCGGCGGGCGCACCGGCACCAGCTCGCTCGGGTGCCAGACCATTCATCCGGATCAATGGCCGGCCTTCATCGCGCTCGTGCAGCAGGAGCTGAAGCGGCACGGGCAGAAGACGATCCCCTACCTGCTCACCGAGAATGTCTAGGCTCATCGACGCCATCCCGGCGCTTCCCATTTGTATCGCGCAGATCCCGAGCACCCCGCCGCCCGGCCTGGGCGAATGGCTGCTCAATGTGCTCTACCTCCTCGGCGTCGTGCCATCCTGCTCAAGGTGTGGGAAGCGATCGAGAAACGCTTTCGCCGCAACCCATCGGTCGACGATGACACTGGCCAAGAAAGCCGACGCGCACACCGTCGACCGCCTCGAGGTGAACGTCGCCGGACTCGTAAGCAGCAAGGAATTCAGCACCCACGCAGAGGAAAACCGCCTGCGGGAGCGCGGACTCGAAGAGCAAATCTCGAAAGCGCGGCACGACGGCCGACAACGGGACAACGCCCTGAAACTGGATATGCAAAACAAGTTTGAGCAGCTCCGGGAAGACTTCGAAAAGCTCACCGGCAAAGTCGATGAAGGCTTCAAGCAAGTCGATGAACGGCGGGCCAACAATATCGGCGTGGTGCATCGCGACCTCAAAGGGCCGAGCTCAAGCTCGCGGCGGTGGCGCAGAACGTCGAGAGCCACACGCAACAGCTCTCCAGCATCCAGCAAACGCAGGAGCGGATCCTCGAGCGCCTCCCCCGCAAAAACTCATGAACGCTGAATCTCGCGAACTCTTCCGCAACTGCCTCCTGCTCCAGCTCAACGGCTCGGCAAGTAGTGGCCTGCCCATCACCACGCTCCAGATCGGGCGAAGCTGGCCGCTTTCCCGTGACCACCGACGAGGTGAAAAGCGAGCTCCTCTACCTGCAAGATCACCAGCTCGCCGAGACCACCGAGAAGCTGATTAGCCCCGAGAACGCCCGCTGGCGGATCCGCGCCAAGGCCGCGATCACCTCGCCACCCAGGCCTCGCCTAAACTCACCCGATGTTTCACCACGAAGGGCACAAAGAGCACAACGGGCTCGGAAACACTTTGGACGCTACCCGAGTGGCTCACTGCGCAAGCAAAGCCAGCCTCGCTGCATTGAGGCGGACATGCAGCACGGAGTCAGCCGGACCCGTCAAAAGAGAGGGTTTTGGATCATCCGGCATTTCCCTTCCCCCTTCGTGCTCTTCGTGCCCTTCGTGGTTTGATTCAGATGGACGCCAACAAGATCGCCAAATCGCTGAGCGCCGAGGAGCTGCAGGAGTTTCTCGATCGCTGCTGGAAGACACCCGGCCTCACCCTGGCCAAGGTGCAGGAGCTCGCGGGCGAGTATGGCATCGAGGTCTCGCTCATGGGCGCGCGCAGCTTCAAGAGCACCACGTTTGCCAGCACCTCGCCCGCATCGGCAAAGCCGCCGAGCTGCGCGAGCAGATGCGCGAGGCGACCCGCGCCGGCAATTCCACCGCCGACGCCGCCGCGCTGATCATCAGCGATGAGATCCTCGACAAACTCGTCAACCGCGACACTGACGACAAGGAGCTCGATCTCGATGTGCTGAGCAAGATCATCAAGCGCATGCGCGACAGCGACCGCGGCGCCCAGGCGCTCGCGCACAAGATCGAGCAGGATCAGTTCGATGCCAGCCAGGCGGCGATCAAACACGCCAAGGAGATCCAGGGCATCGTGAGCGACAAGTCGATCGACGAAACCGAGAAGATCAACCGCGTGCGCCTGCGCCTCTTCGGCGCCGCCCCCGCCGACTTCAAACCCGTGGGAGTAAGGAGCGCCGGATGATTCACCACGGAGAACACGGAGAGCACGGAGGGTGGAGAAAAATCAAAGACGCAATCCGTCGCTTTGTGCTGCGCAAGACCGCAACCCTTACGAGTGCTACTGGCGCGATCGCGCTTTCTCCGCGAGAGGATGGTCGCTGATTTCAAGCGTCACTTTCCGGCAAGTGCCTGATCTGCTCGATGCACCGATCGGCAAGCGCGAGATGGGGCTAAACGAACCACTTCGCGAGCACGACTGCATCGAGAAGCAGTCCCTCTCCTCCTCGTGCTCTCCGTGCCCTCCGTGGTAAAATCCGAGAGGTGCAAGCGTGATCACCCTCAAGCTCATCTGGGCGTGGCTGATCACCTGCGGCGTCGACACATGCACGCCTCGATGTTCGCGGATCTTCGCCTCGGCATCCTCGCCACGGGCGAGGTGAACGCCCCGCCGCCGCTGGTGCCGATGCGCACCTACCAGGTGCCGGTCTTTTACGATCACGTCACCAAGACGCAGATCATCCATTGGTCGCGGCAGATCGGGAAGAGCTACACCCTCGCCGCCTGGCCGTCGATCGGCTCCTGCAATACCCCGGCGGTCGTCACGGTGCTGAGCAACTCGCGCGACAACGGCAGCGAGTTCGTGCTCAAGGCCAGGACGTTTGCCACAAGATGGGCGTCGTCATCGAGGCGGAGATCTCAGCGAAGATCTGAAGTTCGACAATATGCGGTTCGAGATCCGCATCACCATCGGCGGCAAGACCGGCCGCATCAAGGTGCTCGCCGCCAATCCCCGCACCGCGCGCGGTTTCTCCGGCGATCTCATCCTCGACGAGTTCGCTTTCCACGAAGACAGCCGCGCGATCTGGGAATGCGGCCGAGCCGATCATCTCGAGCAATCCCGATTTCCTCTGCCGCATCGCCAGCACCGGCAACGGCCGGCAGAACATGTTCTTCCAGCTCATCAGCGAAGGGCGGATGCCGTACTACCGCGTGCGCCGCTCGGATGCGTATGCCATGGGCGCGATCAAGATCTACAGCGCCGTCACCGGGCAACCGATCACGCCCGAGCAGGCCCGCGCCGAGGCGAGCGACAAGCGCGCTTACGACCAAAACTACGAGTGCACCTTTGAGGATGAAAACATGCCGCTCCTCACGCAGGAGCTCATCGACGCCGCGATGCGGGTGGAGCTGCTGCAGCCCGATCGGCAGGAGTGGAGCATCGATACGATCCAGCGGCTTTACCGCGCCGAGGGCGTGCTCGAATGCGGATGGGATTTCGCCCGCAACCGCGATCTTTCGGTCATCACCGTGCTCGAGCGCATCGGCGAGACCCGCCGCATGATCGCCGAGCTCATCATGGAAGATCTGCGCACCCCGCAGCAGAATGCGCAGGCGCGCGTCGTCTGCACCATGCCCCGCTTTCGCCGGCTGGAGATCGACATGACCGGCAACGGCACCGGCGCCTACGACTATCTCGTCGATGAGTTTAGCGACGAGCTCATCGGTGGCGTGCACTTCGCCAGCACCGAGCCGATCACCGCCCGCATCGCCACCGAAGGCCGCAAGACGCTCACCGCGAAGGTGACGGAGATCATGGCCACCGATCTGCGCGGCTGCTTCGAGGATAAGACGCTCGAGATCTTTCAGGATCCGGAGCTGCGCGACGACCTGCGCAAGCCCGAGAAGATCGTCAGCCCCGGCGGCCGGGTGAGCATCGCCGCCAGCCGCGACGGCGTGCGCGGCCATGCCGATCGCTTCTGGGCGCTCGCGCTCGCGGTGCGCGCCGGCTACTCGCAAGCCGAGGTCGGGACGTTCCGCCGCTTTCACGAGCTCGCGGTGCGCATCGCCGAGCAGACCGCCGGCGTGGTGCGCAGCGCGCGGGAGAAGATGACCCGGCAACGCAGGGGGTGCGTGGGATGAAAAGAGATCTCACCACGAAGGGCACGAAGAGCACAAAGGTTCGGAACGGTTTTCCGTCGCCATTCGCCGCCCGCGTCGTGCCGGTGACTTTCTCGGATCCTCAAATCCTCCCCCCTTCGTGCCCTTAGTGCCCTTCGTGGTAAACCAATGATCGACCGCCTTTCCCAGCTCAACCCGCTCCGCGGCCTCACCCTCGACGGGCTCGTGCGCCATCTCGAGATGGGTGAGCAAGGTTACTATGCCGATCTGCAGTGGCTCTACCGCTTCATCCTCAAGCGCAACGCCACGGGCCGCGCGGTGCGGCGCAAGCTCGCCGGCTCGCTCGGCAAGCTCGATTGGGACATCAAGATCCGCAGCGACGCCGCCGGCTTCGATGAAGCGAAGGCGAACGCGCAGCAGAAGACCTTGCGCACCGCATATGAGCGGATCGGCAATCTGCGCAAATCGTGGGCACACCTGGCCATGGCCGACATCCTCGGCTTTGCTCATTGCGAGAAGATCCACGCCGGCCACCTCGCGCGGCAGCTGAAGAGCAGCGAACCCGCGCGCGCCGAGGAGCTCGCCGCGCTGCCGCCGCTCACCGTCGTCGAGCTGCGCCCCGTGCCGCAGTGGCACATGCGCCGCCTGGGGCTCTTTGCCCCGTGGTGCTACGATCGCAAGGCCGAGCCGACCAACACCGGCGCGCCCATCCCGCTGCAGCACTGGATCGTGCGCGAGGTCGACGATCCCGCCGCGGAGATCTTCGCCTGGGCGCACATCCGCATGAGCGTCACCGATGCCGATTGGGATCAGTTTTGCGACACCTACGCCGTGCCGCCGATCTTCCTCGAGGGGCCGCCCGGAGTCTCGCGCGAGAAGGAAGCCGCCTACCAGCAGACCGCCAATGAGATCGTGAGCGATGGCCGCGGCTACATCCCGCACGGGGCCAAGCCGCACATCCTCGACGCACGCGGCGGCAGCGGGAGTCCCTTCACCGAGCGGCTGCGCTACTTCCGCGAGGAGATCGTGCTCGCCGGCACGGGCGGCATCCTCACCACGCTCGACGGCAATACCGGCATCGGCAAAGGCCCGGCGGAAGAGCACGACGATACCTGGCTCGCGATCGCCGCCGAGATCGGCGGGAATGTGAGCGAAGTTTACCAGGAGCAATTCGACGCCGGGATCTTGCGCAGCGCGCACCCCGGCGAGCCGCACCTCGCCTACTTCGAGCTGCAGAAGCCGGCCAAGGATTCCAGCCCGAGCATCATCCTCGGCGATGCCAAGCTGGCGGGTGAGGCCGGCTACGAGATGGATGAGAACGAGCTCAGCGAAAAGAGCGGCTACACCCTCACGAAGAAAGCCGTGCCCGCTCCGGCGAGCGCAGTTCCGGGGAGCGCACCCGCCTCGGGTGCTGGATCTGGCGCCCCGCCGGATCCTGGCATCCCGACCGCCGCGAATCCTCCAGCCGTCACCGAGCCCGCCGCAGCAGAGCCCGCGGCCCGGCTGCCGCCGGGCGAGGCGCCCGCCGCTACACGCGAGACGCGCGCGCTCCCCAGTGCCTCCGGGCAGCCGAAGCCGTCGATCGTCGAAGCCGCGCTCGCGGAGGATCTCGATGTCGATGCCCGCGTCTTCGCGCCGGTGAAGCCCGCGCTCGATGCGCTCGAGCAGCTCATCCTCGACGGCGCGGATCCCGAGGAGATCATTGCCAAGGCCGAAGCGCTGCTCACCCAGCTGCCCGAGATCCTCGGCATGCTCGATGTCGCCGCGCTCGCCGATGCGCTGGAAAAAGCGAGCGGCCCGGCCGCCATCCAGGGCGTCCGCGACGCCATTGCCGGGAGGGCCGCGCCGCGTGCTTAAAACGCCCGCCAGCGCGTTTGACGGTATCGACGGGCAGGAAACTGCCTGCAACGCGAATGCAACGCCGTTTTGTGCGAATGCAACGCCGCCCCGCGCGACCTGTCACACGAAGCCCGGACTCCAGTTCAGACAATCCACAAGGGAAAGGCTGCGCCCGCCGTTCCTCTTCACTGAGCCATTGGGCGATTAGAGAAAAAACCTATGAGAGCAAAAATGAAGATCACCTCCATCAACCGGACCGAGCACGGTGAGGAGCTCACAATGAATCCGGTAAGCAGGTCTGGAGCCTACCCGATCAACGGCGCTGATGAGGACAACACCTACGCGAGGTTCACTCCCACGGGTGAACTCAAGCTAATGCTGACCAATCCAGAGCTCTTCGGGAAGTTCAATCCGGGCGAGACCTATCACCTCGACTTCACGAAGCTCGAGAGTTGAACCCGTGGGCGGGCGACGTTCGACCCGGAGCTCGCCCGCGTAGCCCCTTAGCCTTCCTACGTCCGCCTTTTCCCGTGGCCTCTAAACGACGTATCCGACGCAAGGCGTGTGACGGCAAGGTCCGGCACAAGGATGCCGCTGGCGCAAAGATCGCCATGCGCAAGACCGCACACGGTGCCGCCGCAGCCCGCACCAGCGGCCTCAATGCCTACCAGTGCCCGCATTGCCAAGGCTGGCACATCGGCCACACCCGCGGCAGCCGCCACCACGTAAGAACCGCGCTCTTTGAATGACTAGCCAGGACAGTTTGCAGGTGCTCGTTGGAGACTGCCGCACGATGCTGCGCGAGATGTCGGCTCAAAGCGTGCAGTGCTGCGTCACCTCCCCGCCATACTTTGGGCTGCGCGACTATGGAGTCGATGGGCAGATCGGGCTTGAGCCTTCGCCCGCCGAATACATCGAGCAGATCGTCTCAGTGTTTCGCGAAGTGCGCCGGGTGCTCAAAGATGACGGCACTCTCTGGCTCAACCTCGGGGACAGCTACGCGAACGATGGTAAGTGGGGCGGACACACGGGCGGAAAACATGCGAAGGCCCTTCACGATTCCCCCATCGGAAGGAACAAGCGATACACCGGGCTGAAGCCGAAAGACTTGATTGGCATCCCGTGGGAGGTGGCGTTTGCGTTGCGGACGGATGGCTGGTTTCTGCGCCGCGACATCATCTGGCACAAACCGAACGTGATGCCCGAGAGCGTGACTGATCGTCCGACCACGGCGCACGAATACCTGTTCCTGCTGAGTAAGTCCGCCCGCTACTATTACGACGCGGACGCAATCAAAGAACCGGCGGGAGGGTGGCACCACTCGACCCCAGGGCGCTCGAATGGACCCGGCCAAGACCGCCGATCTAAGAAAGTCCGCGAGAGCATTGCGCGGGGCGGCTTTGCTGGGAAGACGAACGCCCTCCCTGGACGCGAAGCCTTCCGTGCGGTCACTGAAACGCGCAACAAGCGCAGCGTGTGGACAGTGCCGACGGTCCCTTATGCAGCCGCTCACTTTGCTACTTACCCCCCCGCGCTCATCACACCTTGTATCCTAGCCGGCTCACGAGCTGGCGACGTGGTGCTCGATCCTTTCGGCGGTAGCGGCACCACTGGCGCCGTAGCTCTCTCGCTTGGCCGCAAAGCAATCCTCATCGAGTTAAATCCGGGGTACGAGCCGCTCATCGAGGAGCGGATCTCGAGAACGAAGCGCCCCTCTGCCTTCGATGTTGGATGTTCGATGTTGGATGTTCGACGTTCGCTCTGAGTATGCCCTTCGACTTCACCAAGCCGCAGCCTCTCGCCGACGCCGTGCGCGCGCTCAGCCGCAAGACGCCGATCGGCGCGGCGCTCAGCTCGGCCGAGTGGGAAACGCGCGTGCCGGCCGCGCTCCGCGAAGCCGCGCAATTCTCCGCACGGGTCGAGAGCGTGCGCGCCATGCAGGAGGTGAAGAGCGCGCTGCAAAAGATCATCACGCTCGCCCGCGATGCCACGCCGGCCGTGCCGAGCGCGGCGAATGCAGGCCAGCCCGGCGCGTTCCAGATGGATCGCAGCAAATTCATCGAGACGATCCAGAAAACCGCCAACCGCCTCGGCCTCCGCACCCAGGAGCAGGAGCAGCGCGGGGGCGTGCAGGATTTCGGCGGCGAACGCCGGCTGCAGCTCATCTACGAGCAGCAGATCGGCGGCGCCCAGGCGAAGGCGTTTCATCGGCAGGGGCAGGATCCCGACATCCTCGATGCCTGGCCGGCGCAGCGGCTCATCCGGGTAAGCGCCCGCGACAAGGAGCGCGACTGGAAAAAGCGCTGGAGCGATGCGCGGGCCGCGGTGGGCGGTGTCGGCGTCTACAGCGGGGCCGATATGGTCGCGCTGAAGACCTCGCCGATCTGGCGCGCGCTCTCCCGTTTCGGCCGCCCATGGCCGCCGTTCGATTTCGGCAGCGGCATGGGCGTCGAGGAGATCGATCGCGAGGACGCCGAGGCGCTCGGCCTCGTGCAACCCGGCGAGCAGCTCACGCCCGAGCCGCCGGATGAGGCGCCCGAGGCGAGCATCGCCGGGCTGGATCCGGAGGCGCGCGGGTGGCTGCAGCAGCAGTTCGGCGGGCAGCTGGAGATCGCGGGGGACAAAGCCAGGTGGGGGCAAACGTCGAACGCCGAACGCCGAACTTCGAACGTCGAAGGGGAGGAAAGCGAGGAGCCGCCGCCGTTCAAGAGATCGTCAACTCAAGTGAATCTGCCGCCGGAGATCGCGCAGCCCATGAGCGACTTCGCGAACTCGATCCCCGATGAGGATCTCTACACCGAGGAGGAAGGCTTCGGCCGCGAAGAGGAGCCGCACGTCACTGCGCTCTACGGCTTGACCGGAGAGGATAAGCAGACCGCCGAGCAGGTGCGCAAAGCGCTTGCGGGAGAAGGGCCGATCAAGCTCCGCCTCGGGAAGCTCTCGCTCTTTGAGAATGAGAAATACGATGTGCTGAAGGTCGACATCGAGAGCGACGATCTGCAGAGGATCAACGGCAAGTTGAGCGAGCTGCCGAACGAGAACGATTTTCCCGACTATCACCCGCACGCGACGATCGCCTACCTCCGCAAAGGAGCGGGCAAGAAATACACGGGCACCAGCGTCTTCGACGGGGCAGAGGTGACGATCCCGACGTTGCTCTTTTCCGCTCGCGATCGCAGCAAGGTGCCCATCCCACTTTCCCCATGATCCGCGGCGCCGTCAGCATCTCCAATCCCGTGAGCGCGCGGCTGCGCGAGATCGCGGCGCAGCTGCAGAATCCCGTGGCGCTCTACAAGGATGCCGGGCGGCGCGTGGCGAATGATCTGCGCACGCACTTCCGCAAGCGGGAGGCCGATAGCCCCAACAAGCTCGGCGGCCGGCGCACCCATTTCTGGAGCGATGTGCGCGAGGCCACGCAGAATCCCGAGATCAACGCCAGCGGCGCGACGGTGACGATCGCGCACCTCGCCTTTGCGCAGAAGCTCTACGGCGGCACGATCACGGCGAAGAATGGCGGCGCGCTCACTATCCCGATCCATCAGCTCGCGCATGGCCGCCGCGTGAGCGTCTTCGAGGAGGAGACGGGGAAGAAGGTGTTCCAGCCGAAAGGTGCGCGCGTGCTGATGGCCGATTTCGATGGCCAGGCGATCGCGGTCTATGCGCTGGCGACGAGCATCACGCAGCGCGCGGATCCGCGCGCTCTGCCGCCGCTCGATGAGCTGAGCCGCGGCGTGCAGGAGACGGGGGAGAAGCACCTCGCGCGAATGCTCGCCCGCGGCGTGTAAATTCCCGTCCGCACATGCCGCAAATCGGGGCGGTGCATGGCGGCTGCAGCGGCGTTGCATCAGGCTTGCCGTCAATTCATGGCGGACCCGACTGATACCCCTACGACCGAAAACGCGCCGGCGGAAGAAGCTGCGCCCGCACCTACTTTCCTCGCCCGGCTGCTCGCCCTGCTCGGGCTCGAGGAGACGGCCGATGAAGCCGCGGTCGAAGCGCGCATCACCGAGCTGCTCGGGAATGTCACCACATCGGCTGGCACGGTGGAATCGATCCAGGCGGAGCTCGACAAGATCCGCGCCGAGTATGATGCGCTCCACCAAAAGCAGGAGGAGCTGCACCGCCAGCAACGCGAAGCCGAGGTCGATGCGATCCTCGAGCAATTCGCCGATCGGCTCACCGATGAAAAGGCGAAGACGCGGATCCGCGGCATCCTCCTGAGCGACCGCGAGAGCGGCATCGACATCCTCAACGGCATGGCCATCCCCGCGCCGGCCGCACCTCCCGAGGAAGCGCCCACGCCAATGCACGATCCGGCTGGCGACGCGGCGCCGTCCGGCCCGAGCGAGGATGAGATCGCGCGCCTCGCCCGCACCCTCTGGACCAGCAAAAAGGCCGCCTCCTGGGATGAGGCGATGCGCCTGGCGACGAAGCAACTTTCCAACTCCTAACGCACTCTCATGCCCACATCCAAAGCAACGCAGTCGAACACGAACCCCGGCGGAATCCTTCCGTTTGTCGGGTCTGAAGATCTATCCGCCCTCAGCGGACACCTCGCCAAGCTCATCAGCAGCGGCGGCAAACCGCAGCTCGCGGCGCCGACTGCGATCACCGATCACACCCCCTTTCTCATCATCGACGGCAATGCGGCCGGCGCCTTGAGTTACGTGAAGCCGCTAAACGATCCCGGCAATGTGCGCGTCGTCGCCAAAGGCGCAGGCGCTGCGGGTGCTGTGCTCGTGCAGGCCAACACCGCCACCCCAGCGGATCGCGGCAAGGTGCGTGCGCTCCCTGCCACCTCCGGCACGTACCGCGGCATCGGCATCGCCGAGGAAGACTTCGTCGAGGGGCAGTGGGTGCTCATGCGCCCTGCCGACATCGGCAACATCGTGGTCCCGTAAACGACTGGCACCACCTTCCATAATCCTCGCCCAGCCTGAGCGTGCGCAAGCGCCTCGGGCTCGCGGCGGCAAAAAGCCTCACCTGAATGCACCCTCATAAAATGAAGTTCCTCAGCTCCATCCTCCTCGCTGCCACGCTGCTCGTTGGCGCTTGCACTCCCGTCACCGCTGCGGCGGCTCCTCCAGTTCCGCACGAGCTCGCCTCTGCGGTGCCAGACCTCCCGCCGACGCCGGCAGCCGAGACGCCCGCGCTCCCCGGCTCCGGACGTTCCGTGCTCACGCTGTTGCTGAGCAGCGGCGTCCTCTTCCTCATCGGCCCCACGCTCCTGCAGAACGTCTCCGCCAAGGCCGAGGTGCGCGAGTATGCCCAGGGGGCGGCGCAAAGGGCGGTGGGCTTCGTGGCCAATTTCCTCGCGCCCACAGTCGAAGTCGGGACGGTGACGGGCCAGTACAAGGTCTACGATGAGAAGCATCGCTTCCGGATCCCGAAGACCCGCCTTGCGCCCGGTGGCCAGGCCACGGTGATCGGCTTCGACGCGAAGGATGCCTTTTACAATGTGGAGCCCAACGCGCTCGACTTCCCGGTGCCGAAGATCGTCACCGAAGAGAACGAGATGATCAACGTGCTGCAGGAAGGCGCAGACATCATCGCCGATGTCGGTGCGCTGGCGCACGAGTTCGAGGTGGTCGACAAGGCGCTCACCGCCATGGGTGCGGGCACGGCCGCGGTCTTCAATGCGGCGGCAGATCCGATCCGCATCCTCGACGAGAATATCCTCGCCGTCATGAAGGCGGCGAAGATGAGCGGCCAGATGCAGATCAAGGTGCTCATGGGCGCCACCGCGCTGCTGATCCTGAAGAATCATCCCAAGGTCACCGCCAAGATCACGAACAACCCAAAAGGCGCGAGCAATCTGCAGGTCGATGAAGAGCTCCTCTCCGGCATGCTCCTCGGCAAGCCGCAGGTGCGCAGCACTTACTCGATCTACGATGCCGGCGCCGAGGGGCTCGCGGAAGACGTCCGCTTCATCCTCGACAGCACCATCCTCATCTTTGCCAGCAAAGATCAGCCGAATCGGTTCGACCCGAGCTTCATGAAGACCTTCCGCCTCCGCGGGCAATTCATGGTGCCAGGCTACTACGAAACGCCGGACAAGCGGAACGATGTGGCGAAGTTCGACTGGAGCGCCGATGCCCGCGTGACGAACGCGCCCGCCGGCAAGCGCCTCAACGTCGCCGAGGCGTAAGGCTGAGTCGCGAGACCTGATTTCATGAGCCTCCCCCTCGGCGCTTCTGCAGCCGGCGTTCGCGCCCACCGAGGGGGAGTTTCTTTGCTCACGCTTTGCCTCCTTTTCTTCATGGCCTGGATCACCCTCACTGAAGCCGACATCCTCGCGGTCCTTTCCGGGCCGGAGCTGGAAGGCTATCGCGAAGCCGCGCTCGGCGATGTGCAGGCCGATCCGGTGCAGCCGGAGATCGAGAACGTCATCGAGGAGATCCGCGGCCACATCGCCGCCTGCACGCGCAACGTGCTCGGCCCGGCCGGCACGATCCCCTCGCGACTGAAGAGCACCGCGCTCGATCTGCTCGCCGTGCGGATCCCGGCCCGCGTCGGCAAGGCCCCGAAGAAGGTGCGCGAAGATGCCGCCGAGCGGGCGCAGGCCAGGCTGATCCTCGTCGGAAAGTGCCAGTTCGACATCGGCGAAACGCCCGAGCCCGGCCCGGAGCAACCGACCGGCGGAGAGACGCCCAGTTTCAGCGGCCGGCCACGGCGCGACGCGCGCCATGAGAGGAGTGGGCTCTAAATGGATCAGCAGGGGCAAACGTCGAACGCTGAACGGCGAACGCCGAACGTCGAACTTTCCGACAATCTGCGCACGCGGCTGACGCACACCGCGCAGCACTGGCTCGAACAGGCGAAGATCCGCCGGCAACACGCGGAGAGCTACGGCGCCCGCAACTCCCGCCCGAAAGATCTCGCCGCCGCCGACAGCCAGGCCGCAGCCGCGCGCGAGCTCGCTGCGCTCCTTGCTTCGCTTCCTTCCCATGGCTGATCTTTCCGAACTTGCAGCGCTGCGCGACTGGATCACGGAGCACCTTGCGAGCTCGGATGATTTCCGCGGCGTGAAGGTGCTCTCGCGCAAGGTCGGCAATCTGCAGAACCAGATCGAGCGCGAGCTCGGCAAGACGAAGATCGTGGCCGTAGTGCTCATCCCGAGCGCGAAGTCGAACGCCAGGCAATCGCAGCGCCCGATCCTCGACCCGGTGCAGATCATCGTGCGCATCGCCGAGGATCCGCTTTTGAACAAGACCGGCAAGAGCAGTGCCTACCTCGCCGAGCGCGCGATGGCGCTGCTGCAATTCCGCAAGCCCACCGTGCCCGGCGCGGATCTCATCCACCCGCACGACGACACGCTGCGGCAACTCGCGATCATCCCCGCGAAACCGGACGAGGAAGAAGCCGAAGACTTCGACGGCTGGGATGCCCGCTTTCACACCAAGCTCGCCCTGCAACCCGCCTCCTAACTTCTACCATGGCCAAAACTGAACTCACCCCCGAAGCGCGCGAAGCGGCGATCACCGACCGCGCCTACACCCTCCTGCAGGAGGCGAATGACAAGCGGTTCGAGCTCAAGCCGGAGAAGCGCAAAGAGCTCCCGGCTGGAGCCATTTCGTCGAGCAGGCTGCCAATGAGATCGACGCCGGCCACGCACCCGAGCCCGCCCGCTCAGAACCCTCAACCCCCAGCGCTCAGTAGCTCCCCCTTCGCCTCTTCGCGGTTTAACCACACCCACTCACCACTATGGATCGCGCACTCTTCACCGGCGGCCCCGCCTACCTCACCTGGAACGGCGTCACCTTCCAAATGCACGACGACTGGACGGTCGACGATTCGCCCGAGCACTTCGATGTCGTCACCAATCTGCAGGGCCGCGTCGCGCGCGGCATCAGCGATGTGATGGCGAAGATCAGCTTCACCCCGATCGCCTTTGGCGCCTCGATCGCCACGCTCTTCACGAAGCTCTTTCCCTACCAGCCGAGCATGCGCGGGCAGCTCATCTTCCCCAGCACGGATCTGCCGGCGGTGATCCAGACACAGGCCGGGCGGAGCATCACCTTCAGCAGCGCAGCGCTCACGAAGATGCCCGAGATCACCTTCGCGCCGGACAAGGTCTTTTTCGGCCGCGCCGAGCTCACCTGCCTGATCAAAAACAACGCGGCGAGCAGCGACGCGGATGCCTTCGTCACCGTGGCGAACTCCGCTTACACCGAGCCCGCGCTGAACCCGCTCGACATCCTCTTCGATCTCTACACCGTCACCTACGGCACCGGCACGCCGGCGGCGCCGTTCAACTCGATCGAGACCGATGAAGGCGGCGTCCGCTTCGCGCCCACGGTCGATCTCACCCCGCGCAAGACCGCCCGGCGGGGCACCTACAATATGATGATCGACGGAGTGAGCGCCGAGGTGCGCTTCACCCCGGAGAATATCACCGAGGCCGACTGGTATGATGTGCTGATGAAGCTCGACGGCACCGGCGTGACGCGCGGCAAGCTGCGCGGCGTGCTGGGCGATCAGCTCACCGTCACCGGCAGCGGCACGGGCAAGGCGAGGCTCACCATCCCGCTCGCGGCGGCCGAGGATGGCGGCGTCCGGTTCGGCAGCGATTCCCGCGTCAGCGAAGTGACCATGGCCGCGCACCGCAAAGCCAATGCAGGCGTGTTGCAACCGCTCTTCACGCTCGGCGTCGTAGCCTGATCGAAGCCCGCGCAAGGCCATGATGAATCTGCAGATCCGATGCAATGGCGCGCTGCTCGCGGATGGCGACCCGCACGGGCTCGGCGTGGTCGAGGATCTGCTGATCGATGGCAGCGCTCGGTCGACATCGTCGCCTTCATCCGGGCGGTGCAGCCGCGCTTTTTCGACCGCTTCACGAAGACGAAAGCCATCCGCTTTGCCGTCTATCGCGTGCATGCCTCGGAAGCGGCCGCGCTGCAATTCGCGCTGAAGGATGCGGGCGAGCTCCCCGGCGCGGCCGAGCTGCGGATCAAGCATTTGGCGCCCGTGACCAACACGATCTTTCGCGCCAGGCGCGCCGGCTGGCTGAGCCACACGCCCGAGGTGATCGGCGTCGCCACGCGCACCATCTATCAGGTGCAGACCGGCGCGATCGATGTGCTCACTCAGCCCGGCAGCGGCAACCCTGATCCCGTAGATCCCGAGGTCGAGGACGCCGGCATCGATGGCGGCATCTACGGCCAGAGCTATGTGGTCGGCGCCGGAGTCGACGGCGGCCACTACCGCGACAATCTCCCTTTCGGCAGCACCTACTCGATCGACGCCGGCAGCTACGTCTAGCCGCTTTTCCTTTCCGATGCCTGAACTCGGCCCCATCCTTCTGAAAGCCGGCACTGATGCCGATCGCCAGGCCACCATCCAGGGCACTCGCGAGCTCCACTTCACGCTCGACAAAGAGGAGCTCTGGGTTGGCAACTCCGGGCCCTTTGTAAAGGGCGGCGATGCCGACAAGCTCACCACCGGCACCGTGGCTGCCGAGCGGCTGCCGCTCGATTTCGATGCCCGGCGTTTCGGGACGCTGGCGGCCTGGTATTCCGCCGGGCGCATCACCGCCGCCGATCGCACCCGGCTGGCCTCGCTGCCCGATCTCTCCGGCAATGGGCACACGGCCACCTCTGCTGCGGGCCTCGAGCCGCGCTATCATGCGACGGGCGATTTCCGGCATCCGCAGCTGAACCTCGGGGTGAGCGAAGAAGACACCGCGATCGATCTGCCGGCTTCTCTCACGGTCTCATCGCGCAGCTTCTCGATGATCTTTGTCGGCCGGCTCCAGCAGAGCGTCTTCCTTGCGATCATCGGCCACCTCGGGCAATACGCCGGCCCGGCCGGAACGGGGGCGGCGGAGCTCTTCGTCAAGCAGAGCACGCTTGTCGTCAACTCGCAGACCACGGGAGCCAGCGGCTACGAGGTCGACTCGCTGCTGGCCGCGCACTCCGATTTCGGCGTGATCGCCATGACCGGGAGCGCCACGGAGCTGCGGATCTTCGACAACCTGGGCAACTCCACTGCCTTTCCGGCGCTCCCGCTGAGCACCCTCGTCGGCGGCCGGATCGGCAAGAGCCAGTTCGGCGCGTGGGGCAAGTGCGAGCTGCTCGATTTCGCCGTCTACAGCGAACCGCTGAGCCTCGCCACCATGGCCCGGCTGCGGGCGCGGGCGCATGAGACGTACGACACGGCCACCATGGCGCCCGCGCATCTGGTGGTTACGGTCGGCGACTCGATCACGCGCGGCTTTGGGACCAATCACAACGCGTGGCCCCGCCGACTCGCGCAGCGGCTCGGCAATCTGCGGCTCTACAAGCATGCGTTTGACGGCGCGAAGTATGCGCAGGTGCCCGCACGCCCTCCCACCCTCGGCGGCGAGAGCTTCGCGCGCCGCACGATCGTGCGCATGATCGGCACGAACAATATCGCCCTGGATGGCCCGGTCGCGGCCAGTGCTGCGATCCTCTACGCGGCGATCCAGGCCGATTGCGCAGCGGATCGCACCGCCGGCTACGAGACCATAGTCGTGCCGATCCTCAAGCGGGTGCAGGATGGCGATTTCTGGAATGCGGCCAAGGAAACCGAGCGCGCCGCCCTCGCGCAGCTGCTGCGGGACAACTGGCCGACCTTCGCCGATGGCTTCGTCGACACGGAAAGCGATCCGCGGCTCGATCCCGTCGTCACCCCTTCCTCGTTCCGCTCCGATGGCCTGCACCTGAATGCCGCCGGCGCCGGCATCCTCGCCGAGCTCGTCGCCGAAACCCTGAACTCCGTGCGCGCCCTGCGGGCCGCGGGTAACCTGAAGCTGGCGCGCAAGATCACGGCCGCCGGCGTGGTCGGCGCGCAGACGATCCACGCCCCATTGGGCACGGTGAATATCGCGGCCGGCGCCACCTCCGTGACCGTGGCGAGCGCGATCACCACCACCGCGAGCGTCGTGCTCCCGGTGATTCGCACCAATGACGCCACGGCCAAGGTGAAGAACATCGTGCCGGCTAATGGTAGCTTCACCATCAACCTCGAGGCCGCGGCCACGGGCGAGACCAGCGTCGGCTTTCTCGTGCTGAACTGATTGCCATGAAGCTCGCCCTGCGCCATCCCGAGCCGCTCCTTTTCGAGCGCGCAGACGGCACCGCCTATACCGTGCCAATGCCAACCCGCGGCCAGATGCGCGCGGCGCTTTCGCTCGACCCGGCGGATCCCGATGCGGAGAGCGAAGTCGAGGCCGACGCCCGCCGCGCGCTGCAGCTCGAGGAGCTCACCCGCGGGAGCGGCCTGCCGCATGGCGAGCTCACCCGCACCGAGGAGGAAGAGATTCTCGCCGCGATCATGGCTGCGCATCATCAGTTCGACCCGGCGCAAGCGGTCGCGATCGTGCGGCTCAAAAAAAAAGCCCGGTTGATCGGCGCACTCGCCGCCTTGAACGCTTTGACCGGGATTCCCGCGCCCTTGCCATCCGCCTGAGCTGCCCGCTCGCCGAGATCGACGCCATGGGCCATCTCGACTCCCTGCACCTCCTCGAGGAGCTCTACGCCCGCGAACACGAAGAGCACCGCTTCGCCGCCGCCATTCACGGGATCAAGCTGAAATGAAATACCCCTCGCGGTGAACTCCGATGGCTGACAAGAACTTCATCAAGGTCCGGATCGGCACCGAGGCAGACACGCGCGGGGTGGAGGCGATGGAAAAGCGCATCGTCGAGCTGGAAGCCCAGGTGCAACGGCTCGGCAAGTCGAGTGCATCGCTGAAGCAAGGCTTCTTGCAAGGCATCGGACAGGACGTTTATGGCGACCTCAAGACCACCCTCGCCGCAATCCCGACCATGCTGCGGCAGGCGGTGGTCGAGGGGCTCAATTTCAACGCCACCGTGGAAAGCGCGCGCCTAGGGGTGGCCGCCATCTTCAAGCAGTTCGACACCACGGGCAGCAAAAGCTTTCAGGATGCGATGCGTGAGAGCGGCGAGGCGATCGATCTGCTGAAGGAAAAGGCGAAGACCAGCCCGGCCACCTTTGAGCAGCTCGTCGGCGGCTTTCAGGGGCTCGCCGGATCGATGTCGGCCGCCGGGCTCGGGATCAAGCAGCAGGTCGATCTCGTGGTGCTGATGTCGCAAGCGCTCAGCGGCCTCGGGATCCGCAGCGATCAGCTCCTGCAGGAATCGCGCGCGCTCGTCACCGGCAACATCACCGAAGACGCCGCAGCGGCGCGCATCCTCGGCATCACCAAGGCGCAGGTCGACAGCGCGCGGGAGAGCGGGCAGCTCTTCGATTTTCTCACCAGCAAGCTCGATGCGTTCGCCGAAGCCGGCGCCGTCGGCGCGGAGAGCTACAACACGCAGATCAGCAACCTCGAGGACAACCTCACCCAGCTGAAGGGCGTGGCGACGGAGGAGTTTTTCACGCAGATCAAAGACGGGCTGAAAGGGATCAACGCCGAGCTCGGCGCAGAGAAGGCGGAGCAGATGGCCGCTGGACTCGGCGCCATGCTCGGCAACGTGCTCCCGCTGATCGGCGATGTCGGCGAAAAGCTGAAGGAAGGCTTCGGCGGCAAGGATGGTTTCTGGGATATGAGCGGCCTGCTCGCCACCTGGAAGCCGCTCGTCAATCCCGCCATGAGCGCCACCCGCGCGGAGCAGCTCGACAAGGAGAAGCTCTCGCTCCGGAAAGGGATCAGCGGGGAAGATGGCGCTGAGAAGATCGAGGCCGCAATCTCTCGACGCCGCGCCGAAGCAGCCCAGGCGGAAGGCGAGGTCAAGACGCAACTCGAAGGCCATGTCGCGATCCTGGAGCGGATGCTCGCCCGCCGCGCGGACATCGTCGCCACCGTGAAGGAAGAGACCGCTACGCAGCCCAAGGCGGTCGAGCAGACGGAGAAACAGGCGCGTGCCGCGGAGAAGCTCGCCGATCAGGTCGAGCGCCTGATGAAGGAGATCGGCGCGGAGGGAATGACTGCCCTTACCGCGCCGGAGCAGCTCACCCGGCAGACCGAGCAGCTCGCCAAAGCGCGCGAATCGTTCGCCCGACGCTGGGCGACCGCGCCCGATTTCGACGCGCAGCAGACCGCACAATCGATCGCCGCCAACCCCAACATTCCAGGTGAGGCAAAGACCGAGCTGCTGCAGGATCTGCGGGAGATCCTGAAGCTCACCGCCGAGGTGACCAAAGGGACCGCCGAGCAGACCAAGAGCTACCAGGAGCAGCTCGAAAAGGCGGAGCAGCTCACCGCCACGATGGAAGAGAGCTGGCCATCGAGCGCGAACGCGCCCGCGGCAACCTCGGCGCCGTCGCTCACCTCGAGCAGCAGCGCGACCTGGCCAAGCAGATCCGCGACATCAACGCCAGCGACCTGCTCCCTTCCGAAAAGGAACGCGCGATCGTGCTCGCACAGCAAACGGCCGAGCTGAAGAAGCAGACCGCGGAAAAGGAGAAGCAGCGCCAGCGCGAGCTGCTCGATGCGCAGGCCGCGGTGCGCAATGCCGAGGCCGGCCGCAGCCGCAAAGCCCAGCGCGAAGCGCGCGAAAGGATGCACGAGGTGGAGTTTCGCCAAAGCCTGCCGCCCGATCTCGACCCCGCCGATGCGCAGCGCCGTGTCGAGGCGGAGATGGATGTTTTCCGTCGCGAGGAGCGCCGCAAGAGCGGCCGAATCGGCGGCTCGGCCACGCGCGCCGAGGGGCAGGGAGGCTTCGGCGGCGGTCTCACTCCCGATGCGGATTGGGCCGCACGCTTCGGCCCCGGCGGCATGAGCGGCCCTGGCGCGATGAGCAACGGACTCACGCCCGCCGACAGCTGGCGCAAGATGTTCCCCGGCAGCGGCGGCGCCACACTCGGCGATGCGATCCCGATTTCCCCCGGCAACGCTCCGGACGCTCCGGGTGTCGACGGTGGCGGCGCCGGCGCTGCGGTAAAGGATGCCGCTGATGAGATGGGCAAGGGCGGCACCGCGATGGAGGAAGCAGCCGCCGCGCTGACGGAAGCGACCGGCACGATCACCGGCGCCGCCGAGGCGCTCACGACGGCTGCCGGCGAGATCGGGAGCGGCATGGAGCGGATGCAGGGAGAGATCAAAGCGCTTGCTGCGCAGGTGAGCCGGCTCAACGCGGAGCAATGAACCAATGAGCATTGCCACTCATCGCCTCCGCCCGCTCGGCAGCGGTCGCGAGCAGACGCTCGAGGAGCTCGCATCGACAGCGCGGTGCACACTGAGGCTGCAGGCGGCGAAGAGCGCCTGGTGCTGCGCATGCGTCGCGATGTCGATCTCGACTCCCTCCTCAATCCGCTCGGTCGCTACGCGCTCATTGATCCAGGGGCAGGTGCGCTGCATCGGCGTGCTCATGCCCCGCGATCGCCTCGCCACCCCCGCGACCGAGCAGCGCGAGTATCAGCTTCTTGGTCCGCAATACTACCTCGCCCGCGCCACCTTTCATCCAGCCGTGGCGATCGCCTCCGACCGACGAATCCCTTCAGCCTGACCATCGACCGGCTCCTCAGCAAGGCGGTCCTTAACCGGAAGCGGGACGGCGTGAAGCTCGATCTCAGCGCGCAGATCAAGGAAGCGCTCGAGTGCGCGATCACCCGCTGGGGTGCGCCGATCAGCTATAACCTGGCCAACATTCCCGAGGTATCGCCGCCCGAAAGCGCCGTGTTGGATCAGCGCATCGCCGATGTGATCCGCGGGCAGCTCGCCTGGGCGCCGCACATCATCGCGCGCTGGGATCACTCCAATGCGGGCAGCACGCTGGTCTTCCGCTCCGGGCTGCAGGAGCGGGGTGATCCCAACCGCCTGCATGTGGCGAAGATGACCGAGCTCACCGAGTTTCGCGGCATCCCGCGCTACGATCTGCTCACGCCCTTCGTCGCCATCCGCTACGTGCTCCGCACGTGGCCACCGCAGGTGAGTTTACCGCCATCTGGCGTGAGCTGCAGAGCGATGTGAGCACGATCGGCAACGGCTCATTCGGCGGCGAAGAGAACCACCATCGAGCTGCGCGGTCAGGTCTGGACCGGCAGTCAATATGAGCCGGCCGAGGAGCGCCCGCCCGATGGCCTGGCCAAGGAACTGCACGCGGCGCACAGCCGCCTCTACTACGACATGAGCTGGCGCCAGCATGCGCGCAGGAGGTCGATTGGGAGATCCGCGTCGGTGAGCTCTGGATGTGGACGGCGCCGGCGATGGCTACTCCACCGCGCACGCCGTCTGCCAGGAGATCGTGCGCGACATCGGCGCCGGCACGACGGCAGTGCGCTGCGGCCCTCCAACGCAGCTCGGGCTCGGGCAGCGCCTCGACCTTTTGCGTCCCCAATCGCCTCCGCACCGCCCCGACGGCCCGGGAATCGAGCTGGCAGCAGTATGGTTTCGACAAGCAGCAGGATGATGGGCTCGGTCAAGGGACCAAAGTGAAGACGATCAGCATCTGCGAAGGCGGGGCGAGCGTGGATTACAACTTCATCATCCGCGGGTGAGCGCGTTCTTTCCCAGCACGACGGGCGGGGCCTGCTGCGAATGCTTTGCCGCGACGAACCCCTGCGGCTGCGGGTGTCACGTCGACATCGTCTTTCGCTCCGCGCAGACCCTCCAAACCATGTGCGGCATCCGGGCGATCGATGGCTCGGCCCGCTGGTTTCGCCAGCTCACGCTGCAGTTCAGTTTCACCGGCACCGGCACTCAGACCAGCTCGCTGTGCATTGGGCCGCTGCACGGGTCGCGGAGTGAATCGGTGACGGAGGTGTACCATGCCGATCTGGGGGATTGCGACCGTGACCTGCAGGGCTTCCTTTCACGATCGACTTCAGCGGCACGGCGCAGGCGTCCCTCACCAAAGGGGCCACCACGAGCTGCAGCCCCGGCGCCGAGTGCAGCACGACCTTTGCGCCATCGATCCGCGCGCATCGCGCATCGCGCTCGGCGTTTCACGACTGGCCAGACATGCAGCTCTGGGCGTTCGGCTTGCGCCCGGCTTTTACACTCCGAGCTGCAGCCGGAGGTGGCGGATCCGCGCCCACTGGCCCCACCGCCAGCGGCGCATCGGCCACGGCCCGCACGGTTACCGGCGGGACCGCGACGAGCAGCGGCACGGTGGTTGAGACGCTCGACGACGAGATCCTTTTGAAGACCTGATCGAGCGCGCGGTCGCGCTCGCCTTTCCGGCTGATCCGACTGATCTGAACTTCTCGCCGATCTTCGCGCTGATGATTGCCACGCCGCCGGACAGTGTCTTTTACCGCGCGGTGAAGTACCGCTTTCTCCCGCCGGCCGACGCATCCGGCAGCATGCAGATCAACTGGGATGTGGTCAGCTATCCTCCCGCCGGCGGTGCAGCTATCAGTGCGAGCCGCACTCGGCGATCGATCCTTGGGGCGAGGTGTTCCTGCTCGCGCCCGATCCGCTCGGCCCCAACGTGCAGCTGCGGGTCGCAAACGTCGTCTGCAGCCTCATCGGCTCATGAGTGCGATCGGCGAAGTAAGGCAAAGCATCTGCTGGCCGCTGCCCGGTGCCGTGCGACGGCTGGCTGACGGCCCATCGATCACGAACGACCTCACCCCGGCGCCCTGATAACGATCGGCCGCTCGGCGCGCGCGCACCGGTTCCGCGCATTGCAGCCACTGCCCGTCTCTCGAGTGATCGAGCGCCGCCGCCCATGCTTGCCCCCGCCAGTTGTCTATGCGACCCCGATGCCAGCGCGAAGCGGCGGGTCATTGTGGGAGCGGCTGCACCGCCGCGCCTCGGCTAACGCTTCTACTCGCTGGCGGAAGCCAGGCGCGAGCATTTAATGGCTGACTATAGGCGAGTTCGCCGGGTATGCTTTCGTGCGGCGAATGGACGAGACAATAACGTTTTGCTCCTCAGGCTCAACCCGCGCCCGCCACATGACAGCGCCGGTGCGATATTTTGCCCTGGTGACGGCCTGGCTGCCACAATCCGGGTCAACGGCCCCGCCTCGGCCGACCACCTTGGAAACGTCGCTGCACGCCGCCGATGCAATGGACCGTGCACGGGCCGCTACAATTTGAGCCCCACGTATCAACCGCCCTAATACTCCCTATCAAAGCGAGCGCGGGTTTATCCTGTAGCTTGGCGTCATGGGCTGTAAGAGCCACGAGCGCTCCTAAGTTCCCGCTATTCGCGGGCCTTGCTTAAAGGGAGCCTAGGGGATTCGAACACCTGAAACCTACTCAATGCACATTTCGAGGCGCTTCTACCATCTACTGAGATAAGACACCCGCAAAAGGTAGCAGGCTAAAAAATGGTTGGCGCTCCATGCGTTTGCAAGTGGATTGTTCCTCGTGATCCATCGCTAAAGCACGGTTGTAGTCTACTTTTGACCCATTTTTTTCAGATTCATGTATTATTTAATTTCTACTCTTTACTCCCCTGAGACCGCTCACTTATTTTTTATTGTTCGTTCTTCTTTTTTATTCCTCTTGTTTTCTTTTTTTACGTGACCGATCGTACCACAATATTGCTTGTCTCTTTGTATATTGACTTTCATGAAGTTATCATTTTTTCTTTTTAGTTTTGTTTATGTTTTCTTTGCCTCATGGTTTTTCTTTTGGATGTGTAGGTCTTGCCCTTTTTTTTGGCCTTATTTGCTTAGGTGCCATTGTGCCTTTTTGTGGGTATTGTACTACTTGCTGGACTCTCACCGCTTACTGGACCGCGCACGCTTCACTGTTGCGCCGTACGTGTTTATTTTAGCTTTCTGGTATTTCGATTTTGGAGATGGTTGGGCCATCTCTGCTTGTCTCTCTTCGTGGCGGACGACTTGCGGTCGGTTGTTTTCCCGCCCGTTGTTTCTTCTCCGGGTCATGATAGCGTTTGTCTTCCGGTGTTTGACGAACCTTTGCCTCTAGCCTACCGGCTGCTCTCCGTGGTTCCGACATTTGTGCATCGATCGCGGCAGTTTTGTTTTCGCCACTTTCCGGCTTGTCTCTGCCTAGTCTTGTCATTCCTTTGTCTCATCTCTCTTTTTTTTCCCATATTCTGCTACTCCCCTCGTCATCTTTCCTCTTCCCCTTTTCTCTCCATCGTTTTTTTTGCCTCTACTACCCTCTATCTGTTCCTCTTCGTTTATCTCTTTTTTCCATTCAGCGAGTAATTTCCATTTTACGCTCTCAAGAACATCACTTTGATATCTTATAAATATTCATACTCGTCTACCATATTTATTCTTATTTAATTTTATTCTCTACATGTCTCTATGATCTTATGCCATTTTTTCAAATTTACTATAGGTTACAAGGCTCTCCTTTATACCCTTAGCGCGTTTTTTTTAGTTGTCGTTCGCCTCCGTTCTCATAGCTGTCCCCTCACTCTCAGATATACCCCCCCCCTACAGAGACCTGTCAAGGCTCTTGACCTACCCTTTGTTCATTACTCCCGTACCCCCTGCCCCATCTCCCCCCTCCCCTCTGCACCCAAACCATGCATCCCCCCCTTCCGATCTAAGAATCTCCACATGCAGTGACCGCAAACAGTCCCATGAGTATGTATGACTGCACATTCATCACTCCCCCCCCCAACACACATCCCCTCCCTCACAAACCCCCATAGCGTCTTGAACTCCACAACTCTCCCCTATTCCGACCCCTACACGCTCCTTCCATCCCACACTCTCCCCCTTTTTCCCCCCGACCCCTCCCCCCCCGCCCTTGGTCCCTCCCGCCACCCCCCCGTTTCCCCCCCCCCCTCCCATCCCCCTCCTGCCTTCAACCTCTGCCCCCCTTCCCACCTCCTCCCTATCCCCCTCCACCCCCTCCCCCCCCCCCCCTCCCTCCCCGCCCGACCTCCCCCCCCCCCCCCCCTGCCCCCCCCCCCCCGCCCTGCCCTCCCACTAACATACGAAGCTTTATAGTCGACGGTAAATCTTAACAAGCTAACCTGAAAAACAGCTCAGGGAACCAGCACAAGCAAGCGATGCCATTCGAGTTGCTTCCGAGCATCAACAAGACATCGTACTTCATGAGTCAAAGACGACCCGGCAACAAAATACGTCTTTGTAGTATATTTGAGCCAATCTACTCTCATTTACATTTCTATTCACTTATACTCACTAGCTATATCGACCTTGGCCATAGGGGTAGTATTTTCAGAAACGTACATAGGTCTCCGTATGAATTTCGTAGTACCTACTTACATTAACGGAGAACATGACAATGCCACTTTTGAATAAATTTAGTCATAGCAACGTAATACATAAATAAACTAACTCGCCGATAACTAATACTCCCAAGCCTGATTCCCGGTCGCAACCATTGAGCGGCCGTAGAAAGAATAGTAATTATTTTTAGGCGTAGGAAATATAGGGTTGCAAGTAATTATTAAGAAGGTTATTATTGGAATGTCTGTCCCCCTCAATGTGTAGTGGCCTTAATTATTAGCTGATTGTTTTGTTGTCCTATAGATAGAAGTAAGAAGAGTTGAGAGTCTAATGTAGTACAATACATTGCACATGTGTCCATTACGAGCTACGTAAAAACCCGCGCAATAGTTAAGTTTAAGAAAGACAAGTGGAATATATTTTTGCGTTGTCGGGTCGCTTTGCCGTTTCCTTCGTTGTTATGTTTAGTTGGTTCTCGACTCTTTCCTTGTCGGGCTTCACGCGCGCGCCGGTTTGCGGCCAATTTTTAGATTTTTGAGGATCTCCCCCACCCCCCCCCCCCCCCCCCCCCCCCCCCCCACTAAGGGATTTTCCCCATACCCTCTGGACAATCGTAGTTCGAGATGATCGTTGAAATTGGCTCGAACTATCCTTCACTGCCATCTCCTCATATGATTACGCCCCCCCCCCCCCCCCCCACATCAATTTGTGACACGCAACTTTCTACCCCTCCATTCCCACACAGAACTTTCGACTTTCTTAATCGATCACCTATTTTGATCTTTTTTTCTATACTTTTTTATTTATCGTTGGGGTTGGTTTTTGCCATTACGCGCAACTTGGCACAACTCCTTGCGACACGAAAAAGTGGGGAAAAGAGTCTAGTGTAACACAAAAAAGAGTTTTCGTGATAACGCACCCTATAAAGAGTACTCGTAGAGGGTTGTTTCTGTATAGGTATTCCCAAACTGTACAAAAAGAATAAAAAAGTAAAAAAAAAGGAGAAAAGAGTCGTCTCCATTGTCTTGATCAGTGTATCGTCCAAAGGCACGCTGTCTACACTCTCTACGCTTTGCTCCTTATGAGCTCCCCATGTTAGCCCCATATTGCGGGGAACGTTTCTTTCTGTTCACATGCCGTCCCCAAACCGCGAAACCAAATAGACGTCGTATCTCTCAGATCGCTTATTGTTGGATATCAGTAGTGAGATGTTCAGTGTTACAGATGCCTTACCCCAGTTTGGAATTCTAAGACGCGTTCGAGCTTCCGCCCCTGCTCCGACCGCCTAGGGTGCTCTGTCCGTGGTAAAGGTAGGAGGATTCCACGTATTTCAACCCGCTGGTATACCTCGTCTGAATAGTGTTGAAGTAGGTCCACCTGGTCAACCGGTCCGTTTTTAGTCTTCCCCTTGGGTGGTATGGCAAACCCCCCGATCGTTGTTTTGTCGACGTGTGTTGTATAATCATCCATACTCTAACTGAGAGGAGTGAAGGGAGGATGGTCCAGGGAATGTAAGAAGGAAGATTAAAGGGGGATGCTGGAAGGTTAACCACTCGTATATGGATGTGTTAAATGATGGAGAGGTGTAAACCAAGACGCTTTCGATAAAAAGGACTGAGAGTCGTTGGTATCCTTGGGTTAAGGAGTCATTTTTGTGTTGCCTCTCCGCCCCTAATTACGTGGCGAAAAGGCTCCATTCTCAATCGTATCCAGTTGAGTTTTCTGAGAGAACGGGTGGCTCCATCGCTGATGCCCCGGACTGTCACTGCCCCCTCCTTTAGCGCATTCTGTATGCCTCTTCTCCCCTCCGACAATTCTATACATGATGTTTGAGTATGGTGTTGTTGGCATGTGGTATTCGTTAGATGTAACAAGGCTCGATAAAAAGAGGTGGTTTGTTAGAATTTTAGCCTGAAGAGGTGAGTTGGATAAGAGTGTTGTATGTAGGATTGTACGTTGGTGTGTTGTCAGTACCGTTTTTAGGGTTGTGTCTGTTTTGTTGTTTAAAATAGAAAAAGAAAAGAAAAAAAAAAATTAAGAGTGTTTACGGTGAGACAAAAGAGTTGCAGGTGCATGCCGCGTGCAATGAACGGTGTGTTGAGGAAACGTGGCTATGAATTGACAGCAATGCTTTGGTCCAATTTCTTATTGTGTAGCTTTGCGTACAGTAAGCATTCGCTATGAAGGAAGCAAGAAAAGAGCCACGCACCCGCGACGAATAAAAAAAAAAAGTCGTAGCATCCAGTAGGTCAGTACCTTGATAGCAGGCACCGGCTCATTTTCCTCATCCCTTTTCAGGTGCCTGGCCATTCGATGAGGTCCCCGCAGCCCTCTCAGCACACCCGCTAGTAACCCGCGCCGTTTTTTCCTTTGAGTTGTACTTACAGTTTTAATAATGAGTTTGTTTTTTTATATACCTTAGATTTCAGGGCACAGGCGCTTGCCCCGTGAGGGAAGCCGTCCAGTATCGCCAGTAGGTTTGGGTGTAGGCCGCCACCGGTTCCACCTTACGTGTACGCGATTAGCATGAGGTGGTGGTTTTTGTTTGAAATGGTGTAAAAAACACGAAATAGAAGAGTGTTGATGGCTAGGCCAAGGAGGAGTGATTAAAAAAGACAGGTGTCTGGTGGGCTGAAGGAGCCGAAGGATTTTATTGTGAAGGCCCATACAATTGTAGTTGTTATGAAAAGTAGAGTTAGAGTGTTAGTTGAGTAGGAAAGGTGAGTTTTAGTGATGTTGGAGAAGGGGGCATGTGTAAATAGTAAGGGGTTGTGAACAGAAGAGCGAAGGCACGAGAAAAGATAAGTAGTTTTTTTAAAGGGTAGTTGGTATGTTGGTAAGACCGGCGCCGAACAGAAAGGAGGATTTTTTTCTGCCACAGAGCGAGGAATCGGATATTAACCCTAATTCTCTAGGATTCAGGAAAAAGCGCCACCTGACGCACCCCATACAAAGAAGACAGTAAGACCCTACGCGCACACACATGCGGAAAAACAACACGGGGAGCACGTTTTCATAATATCCTTTAATAGTATTAAAGGTATAGTAATGCATGTTGTTATGATTAAGATTGTGAGGAAAAATTAAATAAAAAATAATAAGGAGAGTTAGGGTGTTAGCCTGCAGGATGATGTCTAAAACTAGAAAAGGATTCTTGATGATCTCTAATTTCATTATAATTGTGTTTTCGATCTTGCACCTCTGTCGCCGCACGCAGCTCCGAGCGCTGGCAACCAGTTGCCGAAACAAGAGCCGAGGGCCCATGAGGGCCCATATTCCGCCCATTTCGTCCTCCGGCGGGAGAGAGGGCAGGCTAACGAACTACAAAGGCTACACGCTGGAAGCGCTTCCCATCCTCAACCGGCCCCGCGACGAGGCTCTCGATCATGGTCCCGATCGGGCCATGGGCGGTGGTAAAGGGGGGGGGACGCACCCACCACCACGGACCGTCCTAGTAGGACCCCCTCACCCTCCGGAGGGGTGCATCAAAGGACAGCGTCGCTCGTTGACGCCTCCGCGCGGCTTGATGGGTTCTTCGTGTGCTCGCACTTCACGCTAGCTCCTACCCCGCCCGCGCAAGAGGAAAGAGTAAATCGTTGTGTGCGAGTTTCGAACGGAGTTTCCCGTCTTGGGTTTCGTTGCTCGAGCGCGACCGGATGGTTTGTTTTTTGATTGGTGTGGAGTGGGTAGTGATTAGCGACGACTAATGGACCTAAGAAGCCATATACTTATAAGTTAGTGGATTGTAGGTGTTAAGATACGGATATCAAGAAAAGGTAAGGAGAGATGGGATACGAAGGAGAAGTGAGGTGGAGCTTGGAGATTAGTTATAGATGGGGAGGGGAGGTGTGAACTGTTAGTGAAGATATAGTACACTAGAGGATAAAGTTATGGGTATGCAGCGGCCCACACAATTAAAAACTCGGGCAAAATCAGTGCCAAAAATGATGAATGTAGTTGCGGATGTATAGCCACGCCTGAATGGCTTACTCATCATTCTCCTAATTGGTTCCCATTACTTTGGCGCACCTTTCCGTCATGCTTATTTTGCCCGCGGAAATACTTGGTCTTGTTCGTCTGGTTGGCCATGAAGAATTGTAGATTAGATAGGATTTGGATTGAGGAGATTAGAGATGGATAGAGGAGGAAGAGGAAAGTAGAGGAAAATTGGAGAATTTTGAATCTGGAGATTAGAGGAAGGGAGGAGGAGACTTATATAGAGGAACAGGGAGATAGATAATAGTAGAGAAGCGGGGGATATAGCTATACGCCGGAACGTTTCTAATTATAAGGAGGAGGAACTATTAAATAATACTAACGTAGCTCCCTTTCTCACTCTTTAACACAGGCAGGGAAGATGGATTGGATGGAGAGATAGCGATGGACTGGAGCCCCGATAGGATAGATAGATGAGCGGATTCCGCGAAGATATTGGGTAGATAGCTATACATACGAAGACAGCGAAGGGAGGCGAGATTAGAATTAGAGGCAGAGGATGATATGGGTGAGGATACGTAGGATGAGAGGTGGATGGATAGGGCATGTTGATAGAGAGGGAGGGGGAGGATACGAGATGC